CGACCTGATGTCTGACGTGCGGGCGGAAGGGCAGGAGCAAGGAGCATCTGCAAATGGCGGAGAGGGGGGGATTCGAACCCCCGAGAGGCCGGATAGACCCCTAACGGTTTTCGAGACCGCTGATGCGACCTGCGAAGGATGCGTTCTTGCTGGTAATGGGCTGTTTCTATCCCGCGGGCGGATACCTTCGTTCAGGCGTCGAGCCTGGCACTTCGCCGCGACTTGGGCAGGGAATGGGCAGGCGAAGGGCCGGGGCTCGTGGTGAGCGCCCGGCCCTGCCGGTCGTGGGCGTTCGCACTGGTCAGTCCTCTTGGTCGCGTGGTGCCTCCTTGCTCGTGAACACGATCGACTCCGCGCCGAGGGTCCGCGTGTAGCCGTCGCGGAACCGGACGGCGTACACGGTGACCCCGTCCGAGGCTCTCTCGAGCGGTTCGATCTCCGCCACCTTCAGCGGCCGGCTTCGCCCTGGCCGGTCGGCGTAGATCGGCAGGCCGCAGTCGACGGCCACGGAGACGGACACGGGCTCCAGCCGTGGCCTCACGCCCCCCTCCTCTTCAGGCACAGCAGGCAGCCGCAGCCTGTCTGGTGGACCCACCCGTCGTAGGGCGCCTCCTCCTGCTCGATCTCTTCCATCCTGAGCCGGGAGAGGTTCACCCGATGGAAGCAGCGGAAGATGTGCAGGTAGCACGTCGACTCGTCGCCGGCGGGGTCTGCGGCGATTGCATGACGCCCAGCCTTCAGGACCTCGTCGACGGTGTAGCTGGTGTCGGTTTCCTGCTCGGCCGGTCCCTCGTTCTCGTCCTGCGGCGCCTCGGCCTCCTCTTCGGCCGCCGCGGCGGCCTCGTCCTGCTGGGTCTCGACTGTCTCGTTGGTGGTGTCGGTCATGTCACTGTTCTCCTTTGGCCTGGTGTTCTCTCTCGGAGCGAGCGGCTAGTGCCGGCCACTCGACCTTGCCGACCGATTCGGCCTGCACTCTCGGCACCTCCGCGACCGGCTCTCCTTGGGCGTGCCGGGCCATGCACCAGAGCAGGTAGGCGTCGGCCTCGTTGTTGTCTGACCCCTCGAAGCCGAACCGCCGGATGGCTGCGGCGATCATGGCGTCCTTGGGCGAGTTGCCCTTGCCGGTGGCGTACTTCTTCAGGGTCTGGGGCGGGACATCGACGTAGGGCAGCCCGTGTCCCCAAAGCCAGAAGCGCACGATGCCGCCGAGCTCCGCGCGGTCGAAGACGCGGCCGGTGTTGCTGCCGATGCTGTAGCCCTCGATGACGACCAGATCGACACCGGCGGCCAGGTCGCGCACTGTCCTCGCTATGCGAGCGATGCGTTCCCAGCCGCTCGTCTTGTGCGCCGGCGTCGAGATCACGCCAGTCTCGCCGTCGCGGCACCAGCCGGTGGCAGTCAGCGAAAGGTCAAGGGCGAGGATGGCCACCTCAGAATGGGATCTCGGGGTCAAAGTCGTCGCCTCCTCTCGCAGCCTGGTCGCGCCCGGAGCCGCCGGGTGCCGCGTCCTTCGGGTCGAGGAACACGACGCTCTGGGCGACCACCTTGAGCATGCTGCGCTTCTGTCCGTCCTTGGTCTGCCAGCGGTCGAGGCGCAGCCGGCCGTCGACCGCGACGCGGCGCCCCTTGGCTAGGTTGTTCGCGCAGGCGGCGCCTATGCGGCCGTAGGCGACGACGTCGACGAACTCGGTGGTGTCCTTCCAGCCGTCGTCTCCGTCCTTGGCGCGGCCGTTGACGGCCACGCTCATGGCACAGATCGTCTCGCTCGGGGTCGACGGGTCGCGCGTCAGGCGCCCGGTGAGCGTCACGCGGTTGATGTCGATGCTCACGATGCCTCCAGGCTCTTGGCCGTCTCGCGGCGCAGCTCGTCGAGAGGGTGGTCGCCCTCCGCTGCGCTGGGCAGGGCCTTGACATCGGCCTTCGGCGCCGGCAACTCGCCGACGGCTCGCTTCGTGACGCTCTGGGCGCGATGCTCGCCGTACAGCTTGAGGAAGTGCGAGCGATCGGCGCCGGGCATCTGCGAGTAGTACAGCGCACGCAGGCCGCCGATCTCCTTCACGACCTCCTTGATGAGCGGGTGCGACCACTCGGGCCACTTGCGGTCCTCGTCGTAGTCGTCGTAGTCGTGGACCCGCTCCGAGACCTCCTTCCAGGCGTCGGCCGCCGATGGGATCGACAACTCGCGTTCGGCGACGGCCTCACGGATCTCGGACTGGTGGGGACGGAACTTGTGCGAGCGGCGTATCTCGAGGAACGCGACCATGGTCGCCTCATGGTCGAGGTCGACCAGGTCTTCGGCGTACGCCTTCGCGGTGTCCGGGCTCATCTCGTCTCGTGGCCAGGCGGCCTTGATGAGCCCGATGAGCTTCAGGACTTGCGCCCTGGTCATGGGATCACCTCACAGTCGGACTCGGGGACGTCCTCGGCCTCGGCCATGTCGGCCATGGCGAAGAGATCCTCGGGGGAGAGGTCACGGCTTGCAGTGCGCTGCCTGCCGGCATACTGGGCTGGGACCCCATCGACCCACATCGTGTAGCGAGCCTTGCTGCCGCCGACGAAGTTCTCGTTGAGAGGGATGAACTCCATCGAGCCGCCAGCGTCGAGGTAGGAGCGCAGAGTGCGGGCTGCCGCCAGACAGCGCTCCTGCTCTCTCTTGGGGAGCGCCTTGAATCGCTTCCTGGTCGTCTGCTTGTTGCCGTGACTCTTGGGCAGCAGCGACCAGAGGTCGTCGAAGGGGTCGGCGGGGGGGACTATAGGGGGGGTAGAAGATGTATCTATAGTCTCTATGTCTTCTGTGGTTGTGCTGGAGTCAACCGTTCCGTTGACTTCACCACAACCGTTCCGTTGTGCTGGTGTCAACGGTTGTGTTGTGCTGGTGTCAACGGTTGTGTCTTCATCAACGGTTGACTCCACGACAACCGTCTTCGAGACTGAGAATCGACCCCACTTCTCGTAGTTCTTGTTCAGCGCCAGCCGCTGCGCAGTGTGATCGTCCCGGCCGGCGCTGAGCCTCTTCACAACGCCCTCGGCCACCAGGACCGAGAGAGACCTGCTGACCTGAGCCTTGTCCCTTCCGATGAGTCGCGCGATCAGGCCGACCGACAGCGCCGCCGACGTCTTGCCGTAGTCACCGTAAGTCTTGAGGATGACGGCCAGGACGACCGCTTGCTGCGCAGCACCGAACGGCGCGAGCAGGATCGCGCGGTACAGCTCCTTCGAGAACTGGACGAACGGCTCAGGCTGGGGGTTGGCCACTGCTGGACTCCGTCAACACCTCATCACCCCAGCGAACGAACTTGGCCTCCATTCCGTGGCCCGCGGCGTAGCGCAGGCATGAGAGCTCGTCAGGGAACGGGTAGATCCCCGAGCGGTCGAAGTAATAGGCGACCCAGCATCCGGTCGGCGCTCCGGGCTGTGGGCTGAACGTTCCGCGCCCGTCCTCTCGGCCCATCATGCACCGCCCTTCGGCTCGTAGCCCTTCACGACGATGCGCGTCGAGACGCCGCCGAGGACTCGCGAGAGGCCGACTGGCCGTTCCTTACCGAGCTTGCCTGTGCGAGCGAGGCGTAGCGCGTCCTCGAGCTTGGAGGCCTCGTCTTCGGTGAGGATGACCATGCCGTCGGTGCTGCGGCGAGACGACCGGTCCTGCTGGAAGGAGTGGATGGCGACCAGACGCTCGCCCATCACGCTACCTCGGCAGCCTCAGGGTCGCGCTGCCCCTCCGGCCCCTCGTACTCCCAGGGCTCGTCGGCGGCATCTTCGCCGTTCGCACTTTCTTCGACCTCGGATGAGGTCTCGTCCTTCACCCGGACGCGCACCCGCCGGCCCCACCAAATCGGCGGGATCTCGGCGTGCACGTTGACGACGACATGCTCGCTGTCCTCGCCGGCCGGTGTCGCGACGATCTCGAAGTCGTCCAGCTCGGCGTCTTCGCCGGTCTCGCTGAGGTAGTCGGCGATCAGCTCGGCCCAGTGGGTGCGTTCGCCGACCTCGCTCTTGCGGATCTCGTCGTCCGGGCCGACGACGTAGACGACGCGCTCCTCGGCGTAGGGTTGCCAATCGCTCTCGTCCTTGACGACCTCACCGGTCGCCGTGTCGTACGCGATGCCGTCCTTCTCCGCGACGCCATCGAGCGCCGGAAGCGGTGCCGGCTCTTCGCCGACGATCTCTGCGTCCTCGATCTCCTCGTCTGCCTCTACCCTCGTCTGGGTGACGCTGTGATCGCGCAGTAGCTTGAGCACGTGCTCCTGCTGGGCGATCTTCTCGTCGACCTCTTCAAGGTTGTTCTCGGCGGTGTCGAGCGCCTTGACTGCCTTCTTCCGCCGCTCGAGCAGGAAGTTGAGCACGGCCTGAGCGCGGTCGGCCTCATCGGCGGGAAACATCTCGGTCTGGGTGTCCTGGGTGGTCATCTCTTCCTCCGTGTCACTTCGCGCTCGAGCAGGCGCGAGACGACCTCATGGGTCGCGTCGGCCCGCTCCCACGCGATGCGCTTCTCTGGGTTCCAAGGTGTGTCGGCGTCGGCCGGCGGCGCGTTGTCGCGCAACTCCGCGGACGCCCGGACGAACTCGATGCACAGGTCGAGCTCGGTCTCGGTCTCTGGCTTGAACTCGCTCCGTCGCAGGTCCCCGGTGTGCAGTGGGGGAGCGGCGAGCAGTGGGCACTCCGCGGCGTCGGGACGGATGTGGCAGACGTTGGTCTCTGCCGGCCGCCTCCGACGCCGCGGGCGTGCCTTGTTTGCCGCTCGGGCGGAGCAGGTCTTGCTGCAGTAGATGAAGCCGCCCTTGTTGCGGCGCAGCTCCCGCCTGGCCCTGTTGACCTCGCGGGTGAAGGACTCCTCGCAGAAGTCGCAGACGAGGACGGCCAGGCCGTCGCTGTCGATGGTGAGGTTCTCGGGATCATTGTGTCCCGCCATCGTTCCGTCAGACGCTCATGGCCATCTGCTGAGCGCTGCGAGAGATCCGCTCGTGCCGGTGCTCTTCGCAGAGCCACCGGCGCCTGTCGTGAGCGATGGGCCTCCCGCAGATCACGCAGCGCGGCCTGTCCGTGAGCAGGTAGCACTCTCCGACGCGCAGGATCGGCATGCCCTTGCGCGACAGGCGGCTCACGGCCTGCTCGATCGCGTTGGGCGTCACGTCGATCTCCGATGCCATGCCCTCACATGAGTGGGGCCGACCGTCGGCGAGGGTCTGCTGGACATGCTCGGTCGCGGAGAGCATCAGTCGCCCTCCTGAGCATCTCCTTCGGCCTGGTCCTCGGCTCTCTCGGCCGCCAGCACGTTCCAGCGCGAGAGAAGCTCGTCCGCCTGGTCCTTCGAGAGGTCGCCGAAGTTCTTGGCCTTCGGAGCGATCTCCTTCACGTCGCCGGCTCGGTCCTGCTGCTCCGACTCTGCGAAGGCTTCCCACAGCTCCATCAGGCGGTCGTGCTGGTCGGAGGTGATCTTCGGCGGCCGGCCGCGGCGCTGCTTGGGCTTCTCGGTCTTCTCGTCGTCTGCGGCCTGCTCGCTCTCCTGCTGCTCGTCCTCCTCTTCAGCCTCGCCTTCCACGACGTCGGGCATCTCGGCGAACGAGTCCATCAGCGCGCGCCAGATGCGTGACGGCATCTTGTCGAGCTGAGCTCCCGCGTATCCGAGCATCTCGGCTGCGTGGCGGATCGTCTCTGCGACCTGTCCCTCAGCGACCTTGGTGGCAGCGAGAGTGGCGAGCTCCGCCGACTGCTCCGGTGTGATCGTCTCCGACTCTGCCGCCGGCACGTCGATGTCGCCGGCGAACGCCATGTCGGCCCGGTAGGAGTCCTCGACCACCCGGGCCAGCTCGGTGCTCTTCGGGGCCAGCTTGAGGGCGCGGAGCAGGACGGTCTTGCGGCCCATCGCTGTGTAGTCGGTCACCCACGGGCCGACGACCTTGCTGCCGCCCTTCGCCTTGGGTGCGAAGCGGTCGCGGACCTTGTCGACCTGCGCCTTGGTCATCACCTCGCGCAACGTGCCGCCGTTGACGAGGTGCACGACGCTGTAGAAGAGGATGATGTTCTCCTCTTCGGGCTCGACCTCGACGCTCGGCCTGTGGTCGATGTGGGCGTTGTCGCCCAGCGCGTAATCGAACTCATCGTCCTTGTAGACAGGGTAGGCGCACAGGTCGGCGACCTCGTTGGACCGCAGCGCCAGCTGCGCCACGCCCTGATAGCCGGGCTGGTAGTTGCACTCAAGGGTGTGTGTCTTGGAGTTCCAGCGAGGGATGAGGTGAGCCTCTCCCTGCACCCCGGGACGCAGACCGACCTGCGCCGACTGGAGCATGGCGCCCATGAACGACTCGGGCGTGCAGTCGGCGAGCTGCGGGTTGATCCGCACGAGGGTGAGGCAGATGCGCCAGTAGGAGTCGACGCTGATGTGTCGCGGCAGGGCGGCGGCGATCTGCTTCTTGAACCCCTCGCTGCGGAAGATGTCGCCGACGGTCTGGATTTTCTGCGAGGTCTGCCTGGTGGCGACCTCTCGGCTGTTGCTGGTCTGCGTCATCGGACCACGGGCTCCTCTGTCACCCAGATGCGGACACCGGGGATCGGGTTCTCGGGGGTGGCGATGCCGGCCCGCACCGCGGCGCCGATCTTCTTCTCGTCGATCGAGAGGTACTCGCGCGGGATCTGGGCCGCGTCGATGACCTCGAAGTGGGTGCGCTTGCGGTAGGTGACCTTGGCGCCAGACTCGGTCTCGACGGTCTTGGCCGGGGCCTCTACCTTCGGGGCCAGAGGGATGACCGGCGGGGCATCCTCGCCGCGCTCCTCAGCCCGCTTGGCGGCCCGCTCCTGGCGACGCTCGGCCAGCTTGTTGAGCCGCGCCTGCTCCTTGCGCTGGGCCTCCTTGACCCTGGCGCGGTAGTCGCTCGTCTTGCGGGACAGGATCTGGTCGGCTTCCTGGGCCGGCGACTTCATCGCGTCGAAGTCGCCGCGGATGAGCTTGACCTGCTTGTTGAGCGGATCGAGCCAGCGCTTCTTGAGCCGGTCGATCTTCTTCACGTAGCCCCGCGCGGCGGTCAGCATCTCCAGGGCGGTGGCGTTGGACGCCTCGTCGACGACCTGCAGCTCGCGCGCCTCGTCGGCGATGGTGCGAGCCTTCGTCTCGACCTCCTGGACCTCTTCGTCGTTGCGGTACGGGGTCACTTCGAGCTTCTCAGATGGGGTTGCCATCAGGTGGTCTCCTCTTGCGAGCGGCGCCACAGGGCGTGGGCGGCGTAGAAGGCCGCCTCATCGACGCTGTGGCGCCGCAGGGGAATCTCGTGCAGTGCCGGCGCCCCGCCCTCGGCGGGCGCCGGCATGTGGATGATCAGTCGCTCGCAGACCAGCCCCAGCCACTCCTTGGCGATCAGGCGGTAGGCGGCCTGCTGCAGTACGGCGCCGAGGTAGACCCCGGCGCCGGACTTGTAATCGACGATGACCGGCCGCTTGCGGGCGACCAGGGTGCAGATGAGGTCCGGCTTGCCGGCCACCCGCAGCCGCGGGGAGGCCATCGGCTCTTCGACGTAGAGGACCTCATCGACGTTGTCGGCCATCCAGTTGCCGAGCAGCTCGACCGAGGCCGCGAAGCGCTCGCCGAGCTGCAACGGCAGCAGCGGGACGCCACGTGCCATGGCCGCGCCGGCGGCGTGGATGGCGGTACCGAACTCGCCGGCGAGAACCTTGCGACGCTCCATCTCTGCCGGACCGATGGCCTTCATGGCCGCCAGCAGGTCGGGAGCGTCGGCCAGTTCGGCGACCTTGGTGACCGCGGTCGCCGGTCGACCGTCGAGCATGTAGGCGTGCCGAGCCGGATCGAAGGCTAGAGTGTGGCTTTCGCAGCCCGTGGTCACTCGGCGACCTTCCGTTCGGGGTGCTCGCCGCACCAGTCGTCCTCGGGGTCCACGTAGGGCCATACACTCTCGGGGCGGCTGATGGTGCGCTCGTTGAAGTCGCCGACGACGCTGGTCTCTCCGACGATCACCTTCGGCGGGCGTTTGCGGCAGATGTGGCGCGCCACGTCGCACGCCGGGCAGCTCTTGCAGGTGGGCTCGCTCATGCGCCCACCGCCTCAGCCGGCTTCTGCGGCCGCGCCACGTCGGTGAACGCGTCGTGGTCGAACCACCGGAGCGTCTCCTCCATGAAGTCGGCGAACGACTCTGCGGTCGCGGCACGGCGCTTGGGGTCGTGGATGCGGGCGATCGCTGCCGCGACCTGGGCCGAGAGCTCGTAGGTCTCGACATAGAGCGGGTAGCGCTCGCAGAGATCGGCCGCCTCGGCGACCGGCGAGAGCTCGTACGGGCCGACCAGGCCGCAGTAGGAGCTGCCCGGGTCGTACTCGGTCGGAGTCTCGCTGCGCATCAGCACGCAGCTCTCGCAGCAAGGCATCTCTGCCGGGCGGAAGTCGGGGCGGCTCATGACCGCCTCCCGCCGCAGATCAGGCACCCTAGGGCAGCGATGACCAGCAGCGCGATCGCGAAGACGGCTGCGGTCTGGTCGACGTGGTCGAGCAGCGCCCAACGTGGCTCAAGCCAGAAGATGAAGAGAGTCGTGAAGGCGAAGAGCACGGCGGCGAGAGTGATTCGCGTGATGGCCATGCCCCTCATGACGAGGCCGCCTTCCGCTCGCGGTATTGCCGGGACCTCTCCCGTTCGGGCAGCACCACCTCGCCCTTGGCCACCTTCTCGAGCAGGATGGCGACGGCGAGCTTGGGGGTGCGGCGGTTCGTCTTCGCTCCGCCGATGTTGACGAGGTAGCCCTCGCGCAGCAGCTGGCGGGCGTAGTCGACGCCGATGCCCATGACGCGGGCGATGAGTGGGGCGTCGAGAGTCTCGGGTGCATCTTCGAGCCGGAGCGGCTCAGGTCGCGGTCCGCGTGGCATCAGTGCACCCCCTTGATCTGCAGGGTGCAAGCGCCTGGCGCGGTGGCTGTGATGGCACCGCTATACGTTGCTTTACGCGTGCGCGGTGCTACCATACGCGCGGAGGCGCTTTGCTGAGCTGTCTCTGGAGCGTTGGGCCGCGAACCTTGCAGGGGGAGCGGCCCCGCTTCGTTTATGGGTCTCAAGATTCCTCCCGTGTGTAGACCCTATGGCGGTGGGGGTTCAGGCGATAGGCATCCTCCTTGCATCATGGTGGGTGCAAAATCGTTGCACTTGTCCTGGCAAGTGGTCAAGATAGATGGCTCCGCTGCCGATGAGAGCCCTTGGGTGGAGGGGTGTGTCGTCAGACGAGACAACACAATATGAGAGCAGCATGAGGTGGTCTCGATGCTGCTGGGGAAGAAGAGACTCTGATAGAGTCCGATCAACCACAATGCACCTTCTGGCTGTGTTGTGGCCAGGAAGCCGGACCCGCTCTCCCGTAGCGACCGGCTTCCGACTTTTCTGACAGCCTACACCCCTTCTTTGACCATGCAAGGCCCTCCTGCCTGCAAAGACTAACGCTCTACTGGAGGGTTCATTGACTCCGCGAACGATGGGGGTAGTCTTGTCTGCGTCGAGCGGAGGAGACCGCCATGGATGAGGAAGACAAGCAGGACCGTGTAGCTCGGTCTGCGGAGAAGGCTGTGGTGACGGGCACCAGCCTCATGGGCATCCTCGCAATCGTCATCGGCGTGCCGATCCTGTGGGTAGCCACGTATCTGATTGTGGGGCTGTTCGTCGATTCCATGGCTGCCGCGGTGGCTGTGGCGAGCATCATCGCAGTGGTGGTGGGCGCACTGTTCGTGTGGCTGCTGGTCGCGACGATCAGACTCGGACGCTAGGGAGGCGCAGAAGCCTGCCAGCCCGAAGGCTGACAGGCTCCTTACGGCCGGCGGAGAGTGGACCGGCCTCACGCGCCGGGTGCGACGCTCCCGGCAGGCTCGTTTCTCTCAGGTCGGCCTGTCCGGGCTCGTGTAGGTATCGACCGCGGCCAGTATGCCGATGGCCAGCACCTCGACCGACGCAGCGATGGCGGCCCAGGTCGCTGGGACGATCTCGGCGAACCCCGAGGCGACGGTGGCGACGGCGATCACCACGCCACCCCAGAACTCAGTGGTCGTCCACGGCTTCTTGAGCTTCTTGCCGGCCTTGTCCCAGACGCGGCCGATGCCGTAGAAGAGCGTCACCAGGAAGCCGACCGCGACGGCCGCCTCCGGAGGCAGAGCCGACACGATCGAACTGAGGAAGACGGCCAGGAGCGTCACGATGGCCAGCGCCAGCTGTACCTTCTTGACTGCGCTCGTGCTCATTTCACCTCCCTTCGCTTGTCGAGTGTCAGGAATCTCGAAGCGGCCCACTCAAGGACTCGTTGACATGCGTCCTCGCCCAGCGGCTGGAGCGCGTGCTGCAGTGCGTCGATGGCAGCGACCTCGTCGTCGATGATCTCGACGGCGTAGGTTTCGCTCGGGATGCCGGCGAACGGCACCGGCCTGTCGGGCGGGCCGGAGATGTCGTACCAGCCGCCGGCCTGCTCGAACGAGGCGGCCTCGGGTTCTGGGAGCGCCTCTGCCGCGCTCTCCGCCTCGGAGGCATCGTCACCGTCGGCGGGCGTCTCATCGTCGGAGGGCGGCTGTGGGGAAGAGGGCGACGTCTTTCCGTCCCCGGTCTCTGCTACCGTCTCGGCACTCACGAGCCGAGCGCCGCCCTGGCGCCGGGTCTCTATGTGCTCCCCTCCGTCCCGCAGGTACTTGAGGGTGCTGTTCCACGTCCCCTTGGGGATGTCATCGGGTCGGTCGACCCAGCCGCCGCCGGCATCGACCAGCATCCGCAGGATGCGCTCTCTGGCGCTCATCTTCTGTCTCTCCTTCATCTGGCATGGGTTGCAGAGAGGCCCGGGGTTGGTCCGGCGAAGGCGCGTGCTGCACCCCTCCGCGGCGCAGATCCGGCCAGGCCCGTAGTCCTTCGGCGCACGGCCCGACTCGTAGGGGATGAGGCTGACGTTGTCGCGATGAAGGCTGACCATCAGTGCCTCTGCCTCAACCACGTCACGAGGCACCACAGCCCGAGCCCGCCAGCCGCGGAGAGGAGGGCGATGGCGAGGATCTGCTCGAGGAGAGTCACTCGTCGCCCCCGCCCATCGCGACTACCCAGATGTGACCGCAGCGGCGGCACTGGAGGTACCACCAGCTCGCCTGTCCTTCGAGGACGATCTCCGCCGGGCCGAACGGCTCGGACGTGCCGCACTTCGGGCAGTGACGCCGTGGGCCGACCTCGGTCATCCCTGCGGGCTGCCCGCCTGCCCGCCCCGCGGGAGCCTCGCGCTCGCCGCGCCCCTCCTGCTCCACCTTGACGGCATGGCAGGAACGATTCCGAATCTCGTCCACGCCGCAGGAGCGGCGGTAGCGGTCTTCCATGGTCGGCTTCGGCGTCGGCTTGCCCGCCATCCGACAGAGACACCAGGCCCAGATCACGCCAACGACCGCGACAGGGACGGCGATGATGAGGGCCAGGGCCACGTCCTACCTCCGGTTCCGCTTCCGCGACGCCCGGGCGATGCGACGTCGGGTCTTCTTGTTGGAGGCCGCCCTGTGTCGGCGCATCTGCTTGGGTGCCTCTTGGTGGAGTCGCTCCACGGTGTGGTCGGCGCAGAAGAGACGGCACTTGCAGTCGAAGCAACGGACCTCTGCCGGCATTGGACAGGTGAGGGGGCGCTCTGCGGACTTGGGATCGTCGTTCACGTCAGCCGTCCCCTTCGTCCGCGGCGGGCCTTCCGCTTCTCCCCAAGGCACCCCGGCTTGTGCTCGCACTCGACCGGGCCGTTCCAACCCCTCCGAGTGATGCGGGCCATACAGCTCGGGCAGAAGCCCACCGTGTAGGTGGCATCCGGCGAGCTGACTCGGGGAGCGGTTTGACTGTCATCTCTCATGACACCCCTGCCGCCCGCGCCGTGCCCTCTCGCGCTTGCCGTTGTGGCGCTGGCTCCTCCAGCCGTGCAACTCAGGGACGGGCCGGTGCGGTGCCTGACGCTCTGTCCGGCGTTCGTCGAGTTCACGGACGCGGCGGACGTACCGGCGACCCCGGGGGTGGATCTTCGCGAGCGGGGGCCGGCCGGCGTCCTCGTCCCAGAGGCGGACAAGACGACGGCCCTGCTTGGCGCGGCGCCCGCTCATGGCGCCACGTCCACGTACTCGAACTCGATACGGTTGACGGTCACGTCGGGATCGCAGCGGTTCGCGTGACAGAACATGGCAATGAAGTCCTCGACGCTCATGTCGGGGAAGCCCTCCCGGACGCACTCCTCGCGGACATAGAAGCGCATGATGTGCAGTGGCTCGGCCTTCACGTGCACGACCCGGATCGGTCCACCGATCCTCTTGACGCGCTCGCCCTTCTTGAGCCCCTGCGCCTTCTCGACCGGCTGCAGGAGCGTGCCGGGTTCCAGGTCCCACCACGCGAGTCGGCGGGTGACGGTCTTCTCGCGGCGGCGCACCGCCTCGGTCGACATGCTGAAGGAGATGTTTCTCATGGCCGCCCCCGCTCAGTACGCCGTCAGGCTCCACGCCGGCAGCCAGCCGCCTTGAGCGATGACCGCCCGTTTGGCGCGGTTGATGTTGTGGACGGGGTTGAGGGGGTTCCACCCTTGGCCCTGCCACCAGAACGGCATGAACTGGAACAGACCGGCGGCGCCACTCGAGGAGTTCACACAGCGGGGGTTGCCATTCGACTCGCGCCGGATCACCTTGACCGCCATGGCGAGCTGTGACTTCGGGAAGCCCTGATGCTTGAGCAGCGGCAGCCAGGCCCTCGCGCCCTTGTGTCGCCAGTCGGGGTAGCGCATCTTCCGCCACGTCGCCTTCACGTACCGCCGCAGCGCCAGGGTGCGCTTCCGGTAGACGTAGGCCCAGGCCTCGAAGTCGTACTCGCCGCAGTTGTGGTCGTAGGGCAGGTAGCAGTCGGTGATCGGTGCCAGCAGCCGCTTGGGCACCTTGGTGCCGAGCATCCTGGCGTGCGCCTTGGCGTGCCGGCGGGCCTTCTTCATGCGCTTCTCCCAGGTGTTCATCAGCGGCTCGTAGTCGCGGTAGGGGCGGTAGGGCCGCAGGAACGCCTTGAGCGCGTTGGTGAGGCGGGCCGAGGTCGGGATGCCGTCGAGGCGGTTGGAGAGACGCCAGGCGGTCGCCCGGGCGGCGAAGCCCCACGAGTTCCGGTAGTTGAGTCGTGGGTGGATGGTGACCGGCTGCTCGAGCTGCTCGTTGGCTGCCACCATGGCCTGCTTCCAGTCGCCAAGCGGAGCCGCGTCTGCCTCTGAGGTCGCGGCAGCAGCCGCCACCAGCATCACCAGGATGGTGAGGCCGATCAGGATGGCGTGTCGCATGTCTTCCTCTCGTCGCTTGCGGGCCGGGGCGACGGCCACGGGAGAACCGTCGCCCCGGCGGGGGATGGGAATCCCGACAGAGAGGATGGCAATGGCTTGTGTCAGCGAATGGTCGGATGCACTCTCTGGGCCTCGCCGTCTGCGATCAGGGCGAGAGGGCCGAAGGGGGACGATCGACCGACAGGCAAGAGCTCCTGGGAGTTCGCGGTCCTAGAATGCGTCACCGGCCTAGAGTACGATAGCTACCGTTGGGGTCGAGTCGTTCTAGGAGGGGGTCATGTCTCGTCTTCTCACTACTCTGGTGATCGTTGTTCTGTTCTGCGCGGGAGCTGTGGCATGTGGGTCGCAGGACACCACGGACTCCGAGACCACCGAAGCGTCTGTAGACGATTCGCTGGTTGGGGCGTGGGTCGAGCCCGAACCAGGCGAGGACTTCACCGCTGAGTGCATTCTCGTCGAGGAGAAGAGCGATGGCACCTATCGTGTCGCCTGGAACCACGGGCTGTACACGACATCCGAGGGCGACTCCATCGAGCTGGGAGACGATGTGCTCATCTTCGAGTCGGCGGGGGAAGGCACGTACACGTCCAACGAATACAACTACGAGTACACCTTCACTGTGTCGGGGGACTCGCTCGCTACCGTGGTGATTGATGACGAAGGCGAAGAGTCGACCAGAGACTTCGAGCGCAGCGACAAGGCGACTGTCGATGCCCTGCTCGAAGAACAAGAGATGCTTCTTGCCGAGAGCGGCGAGCCGTCGCTCGACGACGAGGATGAGTACGATGAGCCGACCGGCGTCGACAGCTACCCCGACCTCTCGAAGGCCGAGTACAAGAAGAAGTGCCGCAACATCAAGTACAAGGTGCTCGAGCGGGATGCCGACCGTCTTGCCGGTCGCCTCTACCACTTCAAGGGAGAGGTCTTCCAGGCTGGGGATGCGGGTGAAGGCAGCTACTACAGCGACTTCGGCGAGTACGGCGACCTCTATCCGCAGACGCAGATCCTCCTGGCCGTTACTGCGGACGAGTGGGGCTACTACGACGACAACGTGATGATCCTCTACGACAAGGGCACGAACATCTACGAGGAAGACATGATGGAGGCATGGGGTGAGTGCCTCGGAAGCTACACCTACGAGTCAACTGCCGGCTACACGATCACCGTGCCGCTCATCTGGGCGAAGTACGTGCAGAAGCGCTAGGCCGGCTCTCGGGGCTCAGTCCACGTCCAGCGTTAGCGCCTCGTGCTGATTGGCCCTTCGCAGCGTGCTTCGTCCAGGTTCATCTCGAGTAGCCGACCGAGAGTCTCCTCATCCTCAAGGGGATACGGCCAGTCGTAGGCTGCATGCACAGCGCGATCGAGTCGCTCGCTTGCGTGCTGCAGCCAAGACGGCGGCTGATTGTAGAGGTTCGTCAGCGTGCGTCGCTTGAGCTCGTCCGCGCTCGCCCCGGCAGGGTTGAGCCAGCCGTTGCGTAGTCGGTCAACTTCGCGGGCGGCCGCCGCTACCTCCTCGTGCGCCTCGGCGCCCACATCCTGAGGGAAGGGGAACGTCTCGAACGTGCTGGTCGGCGTGTAGCGGAAGCCGCTCTCGACCTCGCGCACTTGGGTTCCGAGTCCGCGTGCCCACAGCTCATGCACGCGCGACTGCAGCATGCCGAAGAAGTAGTCGTCATCGTGGGCAAACACTATGAGCGCGCTGTCTGGAAGGGTGTCGCGCGACAGCCACACGAAGATGCGGTGCTTGGTATGCCGCACTGTCGCCACATAGCGGCGCACGTCTGATAGCGCCTGGCGCATCGCAGGGCGTGCCTCGACGTGCAACCACCATCGCTCAGCATAGGCGGCGCGACGGTTCTTCGAGCGTGCAGGCATGACGTGCGCCTTCACGTACTCAAAGGGCGCTTCGTACAGCGCCGCCTCTTCCATGGGCATCGATGTGCCGAAGTCGATGATCCACATGTCCCGCGGCCGTCGCGTGATGTCAAGCCCATTGACCCAGGGTCTGACCACGTCGCGATTGGTGCGCCCGTCCGGGTTCGGCGCGTCGAGCATCGGCAGCGCGACATCGGCGGGTATGTCGAACGCGCCGCCCTTGGTGTCACCCATGAAGGCGATGTCGCGGTTCTCGGGCAGTCGTCGTGCCTGGGTGAGGTCGATGCCGGCGGTGAGGTTGGCGTTGATGCTCGCGACAGATGTGCCGTCGAGCTCCCGCTCTTGTTCGGAGCCGTCGTCGTAGCCGATCAGTGACACGTGGACAGCGGCGCCTTCCACGACCCACGGTTCATCGTCCCAGGCAAGGAAGATGTCGCCGCTCTCCTTGATGCGCTCGAGGATCCGGCGGTTGGCTCCTCCGCGGATTCCCTGGGTGGCCAGCAGCCCGACGCGCTCGACCTTGCCCTCAGCGACCATCGCTCGTGCCTTCTCATGCCAGTAGCAGACGAAGTCGGCCTCCCGCGGCACGCGGCCGCCGTAGACCGCGAAGAGGGCGTCGACGTACTCGTCTCCGAGGCTGGCCCGCAGGAGCTTGCCGCCGATGAACGGTGGGTTGCCGATGATGACGGTCGCCTCCGGCCACTCCGGCTCGCGCGGGTTCTCCGGGTCGCTCAGGTCGAGCACCGCGTCGCGCTGCGCGATGTTGTGCAGCGGGCGCAGGATCGGGTCGCGCAGATAGGCGAAGCCGTTGGCGAGCATCCATTGGATCTCGCCGATCCAGATGACCACCCGGGCCAGCTCGGCCGCGTAGGAGTTGAGCTCGATGCCGAGCAGGTTCTGTGGCCCGACGGCCGGGAACTGCATCGGCGTCTTGAGCGTCAGCGAGGCCCAGAGGATCGCTTCACGCTCGAAGTCCTTGAGGGCTTGGAGGGCGACGTAGAGGAAGTTGCCCGAGCCACAGGCCGGGTCGAGCACGCGGACGGAGCGGAGACGATCGAGGAAGGCGTCGAAGACGGCCACCGGGTTCTTGTCGGCTGGCGTTCGCGCCGTGATCTTCCTGCCCTGTGCGAGCAGCGCTTCGATGCGCTGTTTGGTCTCCTCGAGGTCGCGTCGCAGTGGTCGCATGAGCACCGGCTCGATCAGGCGCATGATCGAGCCTCGGTCGGTGTAGTGGGCGCCGAGCTGTGAGCGCTTGCTGGGGTCGAGGCCGCGCTCGAAGAGGGTGCCGAAGATGGCCGGCTCGACCTGTGACCAATCGAGTTGCGAGACGCGGTCGATCGTCTTGACCTCCTCGGCGGTCAGCGAGAGCACCTCGCCGCCGTCGAAGAGGCCACCGTTGAACCACTGGATGCGCTCGGCGCCGAAGAGGCCGCCCTCATGCGACATCTTGGCGAACAGCGCGCTGAGCCCGTCGGTGAAGACCCCCGGCTGCTGCGAGGCTGCCCCGGCCAGACGGTGCAGCATGTCGGTGGGCAGCAGACGGGCGTCCTCTGCGAACATGCAGAAGAGGAGCTTGTTGAGGAAGTGGGCGACGGCGTGGGGCTCGTTGTCGCGGCTGCGGAGCTGTTCAGCGAGATGAGCGAAGCGCTCGGCCGCCTCAGCCGTCAGTTCGTCTCTCGTCTTGCCCGGCCGCAGCTGCTCTGGGTCCTCCATGACCGCGCGCAGCAGACGCAGTGGTTCTGCCGGCTTGGCGAGGAGATCGTCGAGCGCGAAGTCATGGACGACCGTCGGTGTGTTGGTGAAGTTGGTGTGGATCTCGAAGCGGTCGAGGTCGCAGACGACCAGCAGGGGCGGGTTCTCCAGCGCCTCCCGGTACTGGAGGAGCTGTTGATAGGCGGCGCCGAGGCCCTTGCGCTTGCCCTTGTACTCCCAGGCGAAGCACCCGCGCTTCCAGACGTCGGCGAAGCCGTCACCGCCGCCGGTCTTTTCGGCCCCCTTCTCGAAGGCGTACTCGTCTCCGGTCGGGTCGGCCTCGTTCGGGGTCGGCACGCCCAGCATCCGACAGATGTCGATGAAGTGCTCCTGGGCGGCGGCGCGCTCAGTGCGTGTGCTGCCAGCCCACTTCGTGGCGAACTCAGCCGGCGTCAGTCCCTGGGGCACGGTTCTCTGTGGTCCGATGGGCGGGGGAAGGTGGCGATGACGGAGAGGGCTGGGTCGAGGCAGACGAAATCCACGGACTCGTCCAAGATCTCGTTCCGGAGGAACTCGAGGTTGTTGCCGTAGCAGAGGGTGTTCTCAGCCATCACGCTCAGTTGAAGGGAACGAATCGTGCCTCAGGCTTGGGCGGAGGCGGTGCCACCGTGGTCTTGAACTCGCCGGGCTGACCAGATGCGTCACTCCATGTGAGGCTGAGTTCCATCGGGTCCTCCGTTGCCCAGTCCACGTGATACTGGTAGGTGCTTCCGGGTCCGAGTGCCCCGCGAATCTCCGTCTGCTCGATTGCCTTGAAGAACGGATGGTGCAAGGCCGACGCTCCGCCAATGAACGTATGGATGTGCCTGGCAGGTGCAGGACCCTGGTTCTTAATGATGATCGCATCGAGACCTTTGTGGGGGCTCGCTTTCCAGTCGAGCCAAGCTCGCAGGACGGCCTTCTTGGTCGCCGCCGCGGCCTTGCGGTCTTGATGGATGTTCCACCAGACATTCGCGCCGCCTACTAGCAGAGCGATGCCGGATACGAGTAGAGCCCAATCCACGGCAGGGAGGCTACCAGCATCGTCGGATGGTGGAAAGGGCAGGCCGCCTCTCGCGTCCGCAGCCAGCGTCGATGACTGCCCGACAACTGGGCATAGAATGGGCTCCACCCGGGTCACGACTTCCGGTGGTGGCCATGGCGAGCACAGGAGGACCGGATGACGATAGCAATCGCGGTCAAGGTGAGTGAAGGTCTCGTGCTCGCCGCCGACAGCGCTTCGATAGTCGAAGGCGAGTTTCTCGCGGGAGAGGAGCCCCCCCAGAAGGGTGTCATCCAAGTCTACTCCCACGCCACCAAGGTGACGCCGATCCGCAACTGGCCGGTCGGGGTCATCAACTGGGGTGTCGGTCAGATTGGGAATCGCACGATCGAGTCCTTGGTGAGAGAGTACGCAAACGGTCTCAGCGAGACACAGGACCTCGACATGTCGGAGGTCGCCAATGGACTGTGGGCCTTCGTTGCGAAGAGATACGAGGGCGCATTCGGTGACGACGAGCCGGTTCTCGGTCTGCAGGTCGCTGGCTACACGCCCGACGTCTTCTTCCCTGAGCAGTACCTTCTCATGTTCCCCCCTAGGCCAGCGGAAGAGATTGTCAATGTCAGGCCAGACAAGCCCGACGGGACACCGCAGTTCGGGGCCAACTGGTACGGCAACACGGACGCCATTGTGAGGCTATACTTCGGCATGGATCCAGGCGCAGTGCCGCGACTCTTCCCGGATGGTCCACCCAACGACCTCAAGGGGAGGCTAGCCGGTCTGGAGTATCCTGTCATTTTCGAGGCCATGCCACTTCAAGATGCAATAGACTTCGCCGTGTGGCTGGCCGAGGTGACCATCGGCAGGTTCCGCTTCGTGGCAGGTGTTGCGACAGCGCTTGGCCCGGTGGATGTGGCGGTCATCACGCGTCACGACGGGTTCAGATGGGTACGTCACAAGGAGCCGGAGATCTCAGCGCGGCACCCGGTGCTGTATTGAGGCGTAAGGAGAAGGTCATGCTTGCCTACGATGGCTCGACCCAGCGCGAGGTTTCACCCATCCGAGATGCAGACATACTGAACCCCGCTCCCAGCCCGACTCCTGGCTCGATTCCTGTCCACGGTGCGACGGTCTATGTGCACTCTCAAGTGACAGATGTCGTTGTACGTCGGACTGGGGAGCCCATGCTTCCGGCCAGATGGGACGCCGTCGAGAGCGTGATAGAGGCTCATTTCCAGCGCTACGAGTCGGTCATGGAGCGGCTGTCCTGAGGCTGGACCGACGTACTACCTCGAATACGATCACGTCGTACTGATCAACGAACGAGTGATCGCACGTTGGGGAGGCGTCGACCCCTGCGTTCGTGAGCCGTCGTCGCTTCTCCATGTCCTCGAGAGTATTCGCGGGTCGGTCTTCGGAGTTGACCGCTATCCGACTCTCGAAGAGAAGGCGTGTGCAGTAGCGTACGCTGTCGCCCGCCACCACGTGTTTGCGGACGGCAACAAGCGGACCGCCGCAGAGTCGTTGTTCGCGATGCTTGAGCTCAACGGCCGGACCATGCATGCATCAGACGACGAGATCGTGGGGACGTTCGAAGGCATCGCGGATGACTCCGTTTCATTCGATTCGTTCGTCGCCTGGGTTCGCCGGCGACTCGCGTAGGACATGCGCCAGCTCCGGCCGCATTCACCCCAACGAGAAACGGCCCCCAAACGGGGGCCGTTCTCATCTGGTAGAGGGGGCGCAGTCGACTCGCCAAGACGTCGGCGAGCCCGGGCCGACCACTGGCCCTCCGCGTCGAGTGTCAGGTCGCTGCTGTCACCCGAGCCCAGGCTCATTGTCACCCCAGGGTGGCGCTCAAGACCTTGTCTGCTCGAGTCGGTCGAGTCAGGATGAAGCGTGTGGGGCCGGCCCACACGTGGGGTCGGGAGATGCTAGACCGCGGTAGCGCTCCCGGCCCCGCACGCTCGTCTCTCACTTCGGCGGCCAGAGAGCGTCCGCCATGGCGCTCACCAGCTCGATGCGCTTCCGCTTCGTCCGCCACCACCAGGTGTCGTAGCGGCTCGTCCCGAAGCCCATCTCGAGCAGGTTGGGGACAAGGCCGGCCGCGTTCGGCGCCCGGTGCCAGCCGATGTCGCTCCAGCCGTTCCAGCCGGCGATTGTCGCCGAGGCGATGATGCCGTTGCTCCAGAGCGGGAAGCCGGCTTCCTTGACCTCCTTGGCGATGCGCTTGGCCATGGCCAGCGACGTCTGGTTGCCCCTCGAGTAGGCGGTCACCCAGCCGCGGGCGCTGGCCGGACCGGCGTTGTAGTGCAGCTCCCAGCAGAAGGCGCCCTTGGAGGCCTTCGCCAGGATGTAGTTGACGCTCGCTCCGAGGTCGTACTTGTGCGGGACCAGGTGGACATCCTTGGCGCCGCGGCGCTTGCCCTCGGCGAGCAGCTCGTTGACGACGCGGATCGCCTCCTTGCTCTCCCAGTCGGTGGGGAGCAGGGGCATCTTGTTGTAGGAGCCGGCGTGGCCGGCGGCCAACCAGACCTCGCGTCCGAGCTTGCCGTAGGTCTCCGGCCGGTAGCGCCGGATCTGGTTGCGCAGCCGCAGGGTCAGGCGTGACGAGGGTCGCAGACCGTAGCTCTTGTGCAGCCGCTCGGCGAAGGTCTTGGCGGCCCGGCCCCAGGCGCCGTTGACGCGGAAGCCCTTGGGTACCTCGACCTTGAGGCGGTCCGGGCGAGCCTCGTTGGCTCGCAGCATGGTCTTCTTCCAGATGATGCGTTCACGGGTGGTCATGGAGATCAGCCTCCTAGCTGTCCGGTAGCGGCGAGCGTGCCGAAGATCGACACGACGCTGGCGATGACGGCGACGAGCACCGGCGCGACGATGCGATCGAGCATCCAGCGCTTCGAGCTCTCCAACCTGGTGATGGATCTCTCGTTGGTGGCCACGCGGTCATCGAGTCCCTTGATGCCGGCCTCGCTGCGCCCGAAGACGACCGTCTTGACGGCTGCCATGTCGTCGCAAGCGAACGGACACCCGCTCTTGATGAGCTCCTGCACGGCGGCCTTGGCGGCGGCATCGGCGACCACCTGGAGCGCCCAGCTCTGCTCGACCGTGAAGCCGGGGATCGGTGCTCTGCGGCCGTTGCTGCCGGTGCTCTCGTTCATCGCATCACCTCAGACGTAGTGCGCCGGGATCACTCGCCAGCCCTTGGGGACCTTGACGCGCCGCTTCTTGCCTCTTACCTTCCGCCGGACCCACTTGTAGGTCCGCACGCGACGCTCGCCGACGTAGCGCTTCTTGCGCTCGGCATGCTCGAAGCCCGGGTGCTCCCAGTAGTCGCCGCCGATCTCGATGCTCACCGTGCCGTCGCCATTGCGCTCGCAGCGCGAGAGCATGAACGGGCCGCGGTCCTCCTCGTCGAGGGCGTCGACCTTCGAGACCCAGTCCCAGGAGCGGATGTGGCTGACCGGGTGGACTGCCCCGTTGAAGTCCTCGACGAGGCCATGCAGTGGACAGGAGCCGGTCGCCAGCTGGCTGTAGTACTCGTAGACCTGCTGGACCGCGGCGGCCGCCTGGGCGTCGGTCGCCTGGCCGAGGTCGAGCAGCCGCACCTGGGCATCGGCGGCCGAGGGATTGGAGGGGTAGTAGCGCGTCCGCAGTGGCCCACGACGGTGGTTTGCCGAGAGCTTCAGGCTGAAGTTGCGGGCATAGATCGAGCAGGTCGATGTGCCGCTGGCTCCGCTCCAGACCGGTCCCATCTTGGCGAAGGCGGCGTTCGAGGGCGCGGTGACGTACCTCTCATAGCCGGCCTCGGTCGGCGATGAGGCGGTCCACCGGGCGACGTAGCTGCCGCTGATGTAGTTGCCGTCCTCGTCGTACCACCAGACGTAGACGTAGCCGGTCCCGTCGTTGTAGGCGCCCAGGTAGGCGAGGCAGCTGCCGAGATAGCTGCGGCCGCCCTCGACGATCGTCTCCTGCGCGGAGATCGGCGTGCGGGAGTAGGGGTTGGGCTCGGTGCCGTCGCTCTTGCAGCGGACGTAGTAGGCGACGCCGGAGTTGTAGATCTCGTTGTTGGTGGCGCTGGAGCGCTCCCAGTTGTCGGGCCAGGCCGTCGAGTCGAAGAGGTTCTGGATGACGAGGTTCGCATCGACGAGTTCGTACTTGCCGCAGATCGCCTCGACCGCCTGCTCAACGTCGCGCGAGATTCTCCAGTCGTTCGGGTCGAGCAGGTTCTCGGCGCGGATGGCGTAGTGGTTCTGCGCGGCCGCCGGCAACGTCGGGCGAGCACGGATGTGAGCGATGGCGTCGTCCCAGACACCCACGTCGAGGATGCCGGCGTACCGCGCCCGGGCCTGCTCGATCGCATCGGCCCGGGTGGTGTGGGGTGGCACCCAGAAGCTGATGCCGTCGCCGAGCTCTTCGGCCTCGGCGCTGGCGCAGATCGAACCATCGGCAGGACAGGCGATCTCCTCGATGATCTCGTCGACACGGGGCTTGGAGGTCCGGTTGACGTAGATGTGCAGCTCGCGGATCTGGACGTAGTTCTCAGCGGAGCCGAGGGTGCCGTCGGCGTCGGAGGTCCACAGCATCTCGATGGATTGCGCGCCGGACGTCGGCGTCAGCTCGACATGCTCTGTGTCGGTGTCGTTGTTGCGGGACCATCCGGCCTTCACGCCCAGGAGATTCGCGCCGAGGACGTAGACGATGAAGCCCTGATCGGTGCCGAGCTTGTAGCGGATGTCGAAGGTGATCTTGGAGATCTCGTAGTCGCCGGGGGCCAGCCCGTCGAGCAGCTCCCACACGATCTGTGTGGTGTCGAAGTCCTTGTAGACTGAGCTGGCCGGCAGGGTGAAGAGGATCTGGTTGTCGAGCTGGACGTTGACGTTGGTGGCGAACTTGCCGTCCGAGTCGTCCTCGACCGACTCGGTGGAGACATCGCGCCACTCATCCCAGTTGTTGCTGATGACGCCCGCCCAGGAGAAGTCCTCGCGACGTCTGAGCTTTCTGTAGACGCCCGCGCACTTGACCTCGTGGGTGATGCCGGCATCGTCGAGGATGGCGATCTCGCCCTCGAAGGTGCGCTTGCCGTCCCGGTAGACCTTCACCGAGGCCCCGTCGATGAGCTGATTGACCGCCGGCACGTGCGGCATCTGGTCTTCAAGGATGAACCGCGCCGACTCGAAGCCATGCTCGCAGTCGGCGTCCTGGACGTTCTCCGGCTTGACGAGGCCCTCGGCGACGAGGTCGATCGAGTCGCCGACGATGAGCGAGACGTTCTCCTGCGGGGGCTGGCGCTCGGGCAGGCCCCGCGGCACCACGATGCCGACGACCGGGTCCTCATCCCACGTGTAGCCGGCGGCGAAGTTCTGGGCGAAGCCATCCTCGTCGAGCACGGCGCTGTATTCCCGCGCCGAAGCAATGGCCCCGGCCGTCACCCATCCGTAGCTGAACAGGTAGGGGTCGGTGCTGAAGTCGTCGGCAGCCTTGCTGCTGATGTCGGCCTGCGCGACGTAGGAGCCGTCAAGATAGGTTCGGAGATAGCCATCCCGGTCGAACGACGCTCCGAGATGATGCCAGCCAGTGTCGAGGCCGGTGGAGACCGTCTGCTGTATGCGGTCGCTGTAGCTGGTCGTGCAGAGGAACCCATAGGCTACGCCGGTCCGGACGTATATGCCCCAGCCGAGCGCCCCGTTGAAGTTGCGGCCGAAGAAGAGGCCGTGGTTGTCGGCCACGTTGTCGATGCGCATCCAGCCGTCGATGCTGAAGTCGCCGGTCCCGGGGGCGCCGCCAGCGCAGGCGACGTAGTCGCCGTCCCCATCGCCGACGAGACAGTGCGGATCGTCCTCGCTGCCGATGCCGCTCCACCCGGACGGCGACGGCCAGAGACTGGAGCTGCGGGAGGCCGAGAGGTCCGGCGTACCGAGCCACTCACATCCCGCGCTGTCGCCGTCGAAGTAGGTCGGCGGGGCGGAGGTCTTGGTGATGGTGCAGAGGGCGAAGGAGACGTCGAGGCTCTCACCGATGTCGCAGTCGGTGAAGCGCAGCTGCGGCTGGAGGTAGCTCGTGCCAGCCGGACAGGTGAAGCTGATCTGCTTGCGGGCGAAGCTGCTGCTGACGGTGAACGCGACATCGTAGTCGGCCAGCCACCCGCCGCCGGAGTCCTTGCAGGTCACTCGCAGGTAGGCGGTGATCCCGGCGTCGATGGCGCCCTTGAGCCAGAGACTCATCGACACCGGGTCGCCGGCGGCGAACGAGCCGACGTCGGTCTCGTCCTGGACCCGGACGCTGAGGTTGTCGTTGTCCGCACCGGTGCCGGTGTACTGGAGCCGCTGTGCGTAGGTGCCGGCAGAGGGGCCGGCTACCTGCGTCCACGTCGGCGTGCCGTTGAACGACCAGTAGGAGACGCCGTCGCATCGGCCGTCGCTATCGCCGTCCGTCTCGTAGTTCGGGTTCGTGGCGTGGTTGATGAACGGCGGCGCATCGTAGCCGAAGCCGACGAGCGTGCCGTGATTGCCGCGCCCTGAGAGGTCGTGCAGAACCCGCGTCGGGGCGCCGTTGATGCCCGGGCGCAAGCCGCCGTCGGCCCGCGCCGCGTGTAGGAAGCAGACGAGGTTGTCGGTGACGATGTCCGGCCAGCTCACGGCCGCCTCATCTCCAGAGCGAGAACTCGGGGACGTGCAGGGGCACGACGGCCGCGGCGTGAGTGATCTCGTCGCTGGACGCCTTCTCAGCGACCACGTGCAGGGCATCGTCGGCGCTGGCAAGCAACCGGCCGGGCACGACGTCGGTCAGATCGATCACCTCATCGAGGAAGATCAGGCCGCCCTCGAGGTCGATCGAGCTGTAGTCGGTCGCTGCGCCCGAGGGGTCGACGGAGACGAAGCCGCCGAGGGTCATCGGCACCAGGCGGTAGCGGTCGACCTGCACGTAGCCGGAGGCGTTGTCACTCACCATGCCGACCGTGATGGTCGTGGCAGCGCCCGGCCGCGCCCGCTGGTTGGGGATCGAGACGCGCCCCAGCGAGAGCCATTGCGGCGTCGTCTCGACGGTCGTGGCCTCCTGCGAGGACTCGTCGCAGTCGAGGGTCGCCTCGTAGCTGGCGTTGTTCGTCCGGGCGCGCACGAGCAGCTCGTAGGTGCCGCGGGGCAGGTCGGAGACGTCGATCGTCGCCGTGGCCCGTGTCGCGCCGGTGTTCTTCTTGCCGGTATCCCCGGTGCCCGGGTAGTCGTCGGCCGAGGTGGTGGTGGCGGTCGTGCCACCGGACCAGGAGAGCGCCTCAGCCTCGAAGTCGTAGACCTTGCCGTCGTCGGGGCCGATGGCGTAGCGGATGCTGTGGGCGTCGCTCTCGAGGTCGACGTCGCCGAAGACGATCAGCGGCACCCGGCTCTCGCCGCAGGTCTGGTCGAGCGCCACGACGCCCGGGGTCTCGACCACCGGGCCGAACAGGATCGAGCGCGCCTTGAAGGTCAGGTCGCTGCCCGAGGCGACGTAGAAGCCGGGCCGCGCCCACGTGGCCTTGTGCGGCGCCTCGGCCTCCTCGATTGTGAGCACCGGGCTGCCATCGGCGGCGGTGCGGGTGTCGAGGTCGGTGAAGTCGAGGAGGTTGAGGTCCTCGTCATACCACCAGACGCCGAGCTCCACTGTGCCGTCGGTGAAGGCGGTCACCTGTGAGTCGGCGTAGAAGCCGTAGGTGCGCCCCGGCTTGACCTCGTGGAAGTCGATCGACTGAAAGCGCGCGTCGGCCGCCAGCGCCACGGCGGCGATCTGCGCGTAGTAGCTGCCCGGCCAGCTCCAGGTCGCACCGGAGGGGCTCTCCCAGGTCCAGTGCTCGGTCGGAAGCGCCGTCTCGCAGGCCCACCAGCCGCTGGGGCCGGCCTGCGGGCAGAAGGGCGGGTTGATGGCACAGGAGGGATGCAGCACACCGAGGGTGGCGTACTCAAGGTAGCCGACACAGTCACCGGTCGGGGTGTCGTGGGCGACGTCGAGCTGCGTTCGCACGGCTCCGGCCGGAGCCCGCAGTAGCCAGGTGCGGCGCGCACGCCCTGTGCTGGTGGCGGAGAGCAGCGTCTTGGCATCGCCGACCTGCGAGTCGCCGGAGTCGAGCCAGGAGAGCTGCGCATCAAAGCTGGTGGCGGCGTCCTGCTCGAAGTCGAGGATGAGGTCGACGATGTAGACTTCGCCCTCATCGACGTCGCCGTAGAGGGAGAGCGTGCCACTCGTTCCGTTGACCGCGTCGATGCGCCACCGGCTGGCGTCGGCGAAGACGAGGTCCTCGTCGTCGCGAACGACGTCGTCAGAGGTCGGCCACTCGTCACCGATGGGGGAGGCGAGGAAGAAGCGGTTGGCGGGCTTGGCGCGGATGGCACAGGGTGACTCGACGATGATGCGCCCGTCCTGGGTGTTCTCCCACATCGAGTCATCGACCGGCTTGGCGGTGCCGGCGCCGAGCAGTCTCAACGCCACGGGATGCGATGAGTTCCTGGACTGCACGACGAGGTCACACGGGGCGGCGAGCCGCTCGTTCATCAGTGACACGAGGGCGTTCTTGGAGTCCTTGGCGAGGTCCGAGACCGACACGGTGAACGCCACGCGCCGTCCATCTCCATCCTCGCCCCAGAACTCCGGCTTGGGGTCGCGGAGGATGGTGAGGTCGATATCGGCGAGCCGAGCGGCGAAGTCTCCCATCAGTGCGCCCGTCCCATGTCGTGAGCCCAGCGGCCGTGCTCCCTCTCACCGAAGCCGAGGTCGACGATCTCGGCAGCATGCGCCTGCACGAAGCGCTTCCACGACTCGGGCGGCGCGCCGATGAGTGGACCGTTGAAGTTGATCTGCACCTGCGGAGCCATGCCGGCGGTGGCCGACGACCACGCGGGCGAGGCGACCGCGTAGCTGGCGTAGGGCGAGCGCCCGACGATGCTGCCGCCGGCCATCGTCAGGCCGGCCTCCCTCATCAGGTAGGCCATGCGGTTGGGTTTGGTGAGGGGCAGGATCAGCTCCGGTCCGGCCTCACCGACCAGGGCGATGGTCGGACGCGTGATGTAGTCGCCCTCGGCCTTGCGAGGACCACGGAAGGTCTTCTGCGTGCTCCCCCCGCCCGTCTGCACCACGTTGATTGTCTGCGTGATCGTCCCGCCGAAGAGCGCCTGCAGTGTGTTCTTGATGATCCGCGCGGGGCCGGAGGCGTTGTCCTTCACCCCGAGGAGCTGGTTGACCGCCGTCCTGAACATCGCATTGATGAGCTTCTTGGCGATCTTGGCCTTGCCGGAGGCGTTGTCCTTGGCAGAGAGGGTGGCCATCCACTGCTTGATGGTCAGCTCGCGCAGTTCCTTCTCTGCCTTCTCCTTCTCCGCCTCGAGTGCCTTGATCTCGGCCTGCAGCTCGACGTTCCAGGGCTCCTTCTCGAACTGCTTCTTCTTCTCGGCGATGATCTCGCCGAGGTCCTTGACGTCACGCTTGGCCGCATCGACCCGGGCCTTGAGGAGGATGGGCCGGTTCTCCTTCTGGATCCGCCGCAGTTCCGCCTCGAGCTCCTTGATCTTCTCGTTCCAGCGATGCTTCTTGAGTTCCAGCTCGACCGACCATGGTTTGTCGGCGACGCTCTTGAGCTTGTCCCGGTACCGGTCGATCTCGCTCTGGCGATCCTTGATCTGCGCCTTGGCCATCGCTAGCCGGAAACGCTCACCGACCTGCTCGTAGGCGTCACGGGCCTCGTTGACGACCTTCACCTGGTCGCGCCATGCCTGCCTCGCCTCGCGCATCTTCGAGGGGTCGCCGATGGCGGTCATGCCGGAGTAGCGGTTCATCTTGTCGGCCAGGCCGCGCTGCCGGTCGTAGTGGCGCTTGGCGTCGAGGTACTCCTGATGGAGGTCTGCGCGCCGCTCCTTGGCGGCCTCCAGGCGCTGCGCCATGCGCGCTTCGGCCGTCGTGATGTCCTCGCGGACGAGCTGCTCGTTGACGCGCTTGGCGACCGGCAGGACTGAGTTGAGTTCCTCCGCGACGACATCGAAGAGGCCCGCTACCTCGACCTTCGGCTTCCAGACGAGCTCGCCGTTCTCGACCACGTAGTGGCCGCCCATGGTCTTGTTTGACCACTTCCTGAGGCTCTCGGCGTTGATGCCGGTCAGCCCCTCCATGATGGTGTCGGGGTCGCCGCCCTTGTCCTTGGTCGTGTAGGCGGCATCGGCGACCTTCTTGAGGGCGAAGTAGAGGCCGCCGGCGCCGGCCAGCGCCAGCGCTGCGATACCGCTGAACTTGGCGAGCCGACCGAGCATGCCGACGAAGCGCAGACTCTTGGGCGTGGCGACCGCGGCTGCTGTGCCGGCGGCAGCCACGCTGGCCGCGGTGCGGCTGGCTGCCTGCGCAGTGCCCGCACCTGCAGCGGCACCGCTGGCCAGGCTGCCCATCCTGGTCATCTCGCCCATGACACGAGCGAGACGGATGGACTGAAGCGTCCGCAGGCCGGCGAAAACCGTCGAGAGGCCAGTGGAGAGAGGACCTGCGACCGCGAGGAAGAGCCCGAAGCCGAGGGCTGCCTTCTTCACGACGTCGGGCAGGCTCCCGAACCCGTCGATGAGGCCGGTGACCATGCCCAGCAGCTCGCTCGCCACCGGCAGCACCTTGGCGCCGGCGTCCTTGAGCTGGACTAGGAACTGCGCCCAGCCGCGCTCGAGCTTGCCGACGTCGGTCTGCGACCACTTGCCGAACGCCTCGTCGAGTTCGCCGGTGGCGTTCTTGACTTGGCTGAAGGTCGAGGCCAGCGTCTTGCCGTCGCCGGTCAGCAGGCCCCACAGGGCGCGTAGCGAGCGGATGTTGGGGACGATCTGCTTGAGCGCCTTCTGGTTGCCGCCGGTGAGCCGCTCGATCTCCTGCATGGCCTCGATCGGCCCCTTGTCGCGCATGATCTGCTGCAGCTTCTCGTAGGAGCTGCCGTGGGCGGCGAGGTACTTCTCCCCGGCTTCGCTGCCCTTCATCAACCCGAGCATGAAGTTGTTGAGGGCGGTGACAGCCCGCGGGGTGGAGATCGACTTCATGGTCATGTTGGCGATCGAGGCGGCGACCTGGTCGAACTCGACACCCATCTTGGCGGCCGTGGGCAGCACCATGCCGATCGCCTGGGCGAACTCGGCCGGCTCCGCCTTGCCGAGCCGGATGGCGGCCAGCATCTGGTCCATGGCCGTCGTGGCGCTGATGGCCGCCGGCCCGTAGGCCTGCAGGACGCCGGTCAGGGCGTCGGCCACCACGTTGGCCTCGCCCATGCCGATGGCGGCGCCCTTGGCCGAGAGCTCGACCAGCTGGAGCGCCTTGCTCCCCTCGAAGCCGACACTGGTGACGAAGTAGAGGGCGTCGGCCAGCTCGGCCGGTCCGCGGCCGACGGCGGCCGCCATCTCCGAGAGCTGCTCGTTGTACAGCGCCATCTGGGCCGCGTTCTGGCGGTTGATGCCGGCGACCTTCTGCATGTTCTTCTGGTACTTGTAGGCGTAGACGCCAGAGAGCGCCGAGGCGGCGGCCATGGGGATGGTCACGTAGGTGGTCATCGAGGAGCCGACGAGGCGCAGGGAGGACTGCATGCGGCCGTAGCCGGCCATCCTCGTGCGCATGGTGGCAGCCTCGGCGGCCAGCGCCTGCTGTGCCCGCTTGGCGTTGAGGCCCTCGAGGGCGGCGCGCTGCTTGGCGATGCGGTTCTCCAGGGCCAGGGCGCGCGAGAGCTGGGTGTAGCGGGCGTTGCCCGATCGCACCGAGGCGGCGTTGGCGGCGGCTGTCTCGGCGCCCAGCCTCTTGATGTCGGCCCGGGCCTTGGCGATGCCGCCGGTGGTCGCGTTGATGGCGCGGACGATGATGTCGAGGTTGGCTACCTCACCCATCGGCGATCACCGGCTCGCGACCGTGCGTCCTGCGGAAGTCGTTGAGCTTGACGAGCCGCATCATCTCGGTGTCCGGGAGCTCGCCGCCGCGCTTGGTGCGCTCCGGGTCGTTCCAGATGCGGTACGCCTCTGCGTAGGCACGCATGGCCATGACGTCCAGGCAGTGGCCTGCGGGCTGGTTCGCGGCGTCGATCAGAGACGTCGCGAGACCCTCCTCGCAGACCCTCGCCCAGAGCCATTCGCGCGGGGTGTCTGCGCCCTCGACTCCCGCCAGAGCCGCATCGAAGGCGCTCAGCCTTTTTCCAGGTCCTCCTGGCTGCGCAGGCCGACGATCTCGGTGGCCGCCCAGCGGGCCGTGTCCTCGTCGAGCAGACGGATGTTCGCCTCGTCGAGCGGCCGGTCGTAGCTCCACTCGACGATCCCAAGCCGCAGCACGGTGAGCTGGTCGAGTCCCTTGAGCGGGTCTTGGTCGGCCTCCTCGATGGCCGCCTCGACCTCGTCGGCCTCGGAGTCGTCCTCGTCGGCTTGCTCTGCCTCGTCTGGCTCGTTCCGCTTCGCCGCTGCGCGCGCCTTCTCGAAGACCCGCTCGATCGTCTCTTCCACCTCGCTGATCTCGCCGACCGAGCGCATGAGAGCGATGTAGCCCTTGATCTGCGCGGTCTCGATCTCAAGGAAGGAGAGAGGCCGCAGCTTCATCCACTGACCGGGCTCGCCGGGCACCTCGAGCTGCTTGGTGAGTGCGTCAACGAACGCCATCGGTCAGTTCTCCGTGATCGTGCCGGTGGGGTGCAGGGTGACGCTGGCGGTCGTGACCTTGCCCTTGACGGGCTTGCGCGGGTAGGCGCCGATGATCGTCTCGACCGACGTGTACTTGGTGCCGCCGTAGGTGGCCTTGAACGTCCTGGTGCCACCCGCCGTGCCGCGACAGCCCGGGTCGTTGAAGAGGTCGTCCATCGTCTCCGTGTAGACGAACTCCAGTTCGACGTCGTCCATGGTGAGCAGACCGGCATAGAGCCGCGCGGTGTACTCGACGCCGTTTGGGGTCACGTCGTCGACCTCGGGCTTGACGTTGACGCCGTTGATCGACAGGACCTCGATCGTCTGCGGGGTGCCGGTGTCGTCGTCGAACTCGAACGACGCATCGGCGAACGTGTAGGGACCGGCCATTGTTCATGCCTCCGTGGGTCTCATGGAGACCGTCCGGGTCTCTTGCCGGGGACCGGAGCGGTCTGCCGTTGGTCGTTCCAGATCAGAACCTGGCGAGGCCTCCCATCAGGGTCAGGGACGGTGCCGCGCCGGCGCCCGTCAGGGTGATGTGCAGCCGCGAGTAGCGCCGGATCTGACCGGTGACGGGAATCCGGTAGGCGACCGGGACCGTCGCCGCCGTGATGGCCTGCGAGGACGCGCCGGCGACCGCCGCGTAGGCGACGTCGTCGGCCGAGTCCTGCAGCTCCACGAGCCAGTTCGTGTAGCCGCCGAGCGTGACGGCCGGGACCTGCAGGTAGAGAGCTCCGCCGCTCGCGTAGGTGGCCGTGCCGGCCGTGCCGGCGGCCGTCACTGCGGTCGGGATCGAGAAGTGCGTGCTGTCGATGTACGTGACTTCCCATGTGCCGTCGATTGACGGCGTGCAGTTGCTGCCGGAGATCTCGACCAGGTCGCCGCTCACGAAGCCATGGGCGGCGGCCGTGGTGATGACCGTCGGCTCGGCGTCGGTGTTGGCGGTGATGGTGGCGGTCAGGGGCGCCGCACCGGAGTCGACCCCGGTCGTGTCGACGGCCCCGGTGAGGGTGGCGAGGATCTGGAGGATCGCGCCGTCCTCGTGACCGTAGGAGCTCGACTGGACCATCGAGATGTTGCCGCGGTGGATGTCGCCCTTCTTGGGCTTGCGGCCGCGACCGTTGACGACCATGCCGGCGTAGCCGATGAAGCTCTTGGCGATCGTGTTGCCCTCTATGCCGGTGCAGACGATCACCGACGGCCAACCGTCGGCGATGACACGTTCGATGAAGGCGTTCTCGGCGAGCGGCGCGTCGTCATAGGTGACATCGAAGGACAGCTCGCTGTCGATCTCGCCGGCGAACCGCTTGACCGTGTAGGCGTCGGTGTCCGAGTCGCCCTTGCCGAGCGGCGTGTCGTCGACGATCTTGGGGTCGTCCTTGAACGTGACGGCGCCCGTCATGTTGGGACGCAGGTTGTAGCCCCCAGCGAGCATGAAGGCGAAGTCCTTGTGGTTGTAGCTCACCAGGCACCTCCTTTCTCCTCACAGACGGAGCACATCCACTTGGGAGCCCCGTTGCCGGTGTAGTCGGTGATCTTCTCTGCGGGTGCTCCGCACTTCGGACACTTCGTCGGGATCCCGGACGCAGGCTCCTGCAGCGTGATCGGCTGCGCCTCGGCGCCGATGCTGCGCAGGGCCGCATCGACGTTGGTGACCAGGGCGTTGGCCACCGTGCGGATGGCGAGCAGCTGGCCGGCGACGACCATGCGCTCGTCTGTCGAGAGCTCGTCAGACACAGCCGATCAACCTCACATCCTGGTGGCGCCACGGCAGGCCGGTCCGCGGGTCTGTCTCGGACCGGGGATCGCCGACGAACGCCACTTCGTAGCCACCCCAGAGGGTGAGCAGAGCCGAGTAGAGGACCGGCATCAGTGCGTCCAGGTCACCCTCGTCATTGGCCCACGCCGTCACCCGCCAGCGCTCCATCGTCGCGATGATGTCGCCGCCGCCGTTCTGGAACGGTGGTCCGCCGACCAGCTTGAGATGCACGAAGGGGATGGAGCTCTGGATGTCGTCAGGCAGCTTCGTGAAGACGCGGCCGCCGATGACGGCATCCAGAGGCACGTCGGCCTTGAGCGCCGCGACGATGTCGGTCAGGGTGCTCACAGCGCTCCAATCTGGCCCATGAGAGCCGCCCGGAAGAGCGGCGGGATGCCCAAGCGCGTCTCCTCGTAGGCGCGCTCAGCGTAGTGCGTGCCCTCCTGGTGGACGTGCATGGCGAAGTGCTCGCCGCCGCCGTAGTCGAACCAGTGCAGCATCGCCGCCCGCACCGGCCGGATGTCTCCGCCGCGCTCGCGCATCCACGAGTAGGGCAGGTCGGTGCGGACCGCGATGGCCATCGGCCCGGCACTCTCCGTGCGGATGTTGCCGACCAGGCCTCCATCGTGGAAGGGGGCGTTGGCGCGCTCCGCCGCGAGGGTCGGTGCGACGGCCGGCTCGAGCGCCTTCATGAACGTGGCCGGCTCCGAGAGCAGGGCCTGGATCGCCGCCAGCTTGGCGTCGACCGGCTCCCACAGGACTTTCACTTCGAGGATCACGTCGGCCTCGGTTCGACGAGCTCGACGAGGATCTCGGTGTAGGTGCCGCTCGCATCCACGACGCGCGAGTTGACGTTCCAGTAGTCACCACGCCAGAGGACCTCGTCGCTGGGCTCGATCTCCCAGTGGGCGCCGGGCGTCTGCAGCCGATACCAGGTCGAGACCCTCGTGAGGTCTGTGCGACGCTCCTCCTCGCGCTGGATGATCTTGCCGTTCTGAACGTTCGCGTAGGCGGCCGGCACATCGACGAGGCCGGTCCGCGGCGTCCGCGTCACGATCGGGGTGCCGTGGGCGTCGCTGCCGCCCACCGATGTCGCACAGACCGTGATGGTCTCGGTGAAGAAGGGGTCCTCCAGGGCTTCCATGAGAGCAGTGCCTCCGATGACCGGGTCGTTCATCTGACGATCACCAGACCCCGGTCACCAGCATCTGCTTGAGCAGGTACTCGCGCTGCTGGAAGAAGTCGTCGGCGAACTCGGCAGTGCCGAACGCCATGCCGGACTCGTTGCGCTCCTCCCATTCGGTGCGCAGCGCCTTTGCCTGGGCACGGAGCGCCGCGGCCACCGCCGGGCCGTCGGTCTCCGTGCCCATCAGGTCGAGCTTCTTGAGCACCAGGGCGTTGCTGGCCGCCATCGTGTCGAGTCCCATGGCGGCGGCCAGCAGGACTTCGTTGTCGGTCAGCTCAAGGAACGCCTCCACCTCGTCGTCGGAGAAGACGGCCGAGTCGGTGTCGGCCATCAGGAGACGGACCTGCTGTGCCGTGGTGAGGCTCATGTGCGCTTGGCTCTCGTGCTCGTCGGCTTGCGCGGCGAGCGTCGCTTGCGGGTCGTGGTCTTCTTGCGCGGCTTCGCCTTGGGCGCTGGAGTCTTCTGGGGCTCGGGGGCCGGCTCAGCGGGAGCCGGAGCCTCTTCGGCCTCGTCGGGCGTCTCGGGCTCCGCCACCGGTGCGGCAGGAGCATCGGGCCGGCTCGTCTCGACGGCGTGCTCGACCTTCTCGCTGCCGGCCTCCACCTCCATAGGGCCGGCCGAAGCCGGCGCCGACCCGGATGGGCTGGTCGGCGCCGGCTGCTCGGAAGCGGCCTCTTGCCCTTCGTCTGCAGGCTGCTCGGTGGGGGGGACGAGCACCGCGGTCAACGCCTGCAGCTCGTCGAAGATGGCCGCGAGGTAGATGTCCGTCACGATGACGGGCTCGGGCAACTCGCGCCCGAAGCGGCCTATGCGGTGCGCGCGGCTCACGGAGCGACCTGTGCGTAGCAGTACCGCGGGTCGCCGCGCCACGCGCCGTGCACGCAGCGCACCCGGTAGGCGATCTCGTCGTGCTCGAAGTCGCCCTCCATGGCACCGATCGAACCGCCGGAGAGGCTCACCTTGTTCGGGGCCTTCATGCAGACCTCGGGAGCCTCGTTCCCGCGCAGGTAGTCGAACCCCGCCGCGACTCCCTGGCTGGTCTCGGCGAAGACGTACCAGGTCGTGTCGCCGGTGCCGGAGACGTCGATGACCTCGAGCAGGTCGTTGACGTGCAGCTGGATGCCGAGCTGCGGCAGGATGTTGGTCGTGGGCAGCGGCAGGTAGACCGGGGTGCTGGCGTTGGCCCCACCGACCGTGTCGACCTGCTGCATCTGGGCGCTCGTCAGGATCTGACGGGCGGTGAACTCCAGCGCCTTGGGCACGACCAGGTGGACGCCGGTCACGGCGATGAGCTCGCCGTTGACGTCGGTCTGCTTCGCCATCAGCTGCAGGGTCGTCTGCAGGTTGGTGATGGTCAGAGGCAGCACACCGACGTTGGTGACGTTGCCGCCGTCGACATCGGCGATCGGCGCGCCGAACAGGCTCGCGTGCGGGCCGGTGGCGGCACAGAACGCCTTGGTGGCGTTGAGCGCCTCGGTGCGCTGCACGGCGGTGCCGAAGCGCTCCGCGATGTCGTCGAAGGCGCCCATCGAGTCGTTGATGACCGACTCCCAGGAGATGCCGAACTTGCGGCCCCACTTGTAGACCCGACGGTCGTACTTGCCGGTGACCGACGGCTCTTCGGGGTAGGCGCCCTTCTCAGGCACCTGGTCGAGGACGTCGTCCTGGCCGACGACCTTGTGCTTCTCGTGGGTGTTGAAGTTCGGCAGCCGGCCGAGCTTCAGGTACGACCGCCAGTCAGGGATGACGGCCTTGTAGTTGGCGAGCAGCTCCCGGTCGATGAGCACGCCGAACAGAGTCGGGAAGTCGGACGTGCCGACGGCCTCGCCGAAGGCCATCCGCCCGGAGATCGCCTCCTCGAGCAGATAGGCGTGCTTGCGGGCGCCGAAGCCCTTCTCGTTGCGGATCAGCGACATGGCCTCGGCCAGCGCTGCCTCACTGATCCTCATGGAGCGGGCAGCGTGGAAGCCGCGCTCTTCTCCCTCCTGTACCTGTGTGAGAAACTCGTTCATGTTCGGTCCTCCGTGGGTCGGACGGGGGCGGGGTGTCTCTTGCCGGGGAACCCCGCCCCGCTGTTCGTCAGGTTCAGGTCTTGTCGAGCCAGATCACCATGAGCTGGTCGGAGCTCGTGTCGGTGCCGGCGGCGTTGTTGATGGTGTCGGCACCGGTGACCGAGAACTCGGACGTCAGGTCGGCCAGCGTGGCGATGGCGGCCGCCGTGCTGAAGTGCCCGACGAAGACGATCTCGTCGCCGGAAGCGATGCCGGTGACGGTGTGGTCGCCGGCGGCGCCGCCGTTGACGAGGTCGACGTGGAGGATGCTCGCCGCCAGCTTGGCGCCGTTGACGAACCCGTCGGCGAACAGCGCCCGGGTCGCGGCGTCGGCCACGAAGGCGCCGTTCTTGACGGCCAGCAGGAGCTGGGCGTTGTCGAACGAGTCGGCGTCGAACTTGGCCAGCACCTGGGCGGCGTTGAAGTAGTCGTCGGCCATCTTGGCCCGCCCGCTCGCGTCGGCGGAGAGGACCCCGTCGGCCAGAGCGGCCGTGTTGACGAGGCCGGCACCGATCGCCGGAGCCGGGACGTGCAGCACCTTGATGGACGTCGTGGCGGCCGCGCCGACGGCCTCGAGGGCGATGCCGTACGGCGTGCCGGTCGTGTCGTTCTCGAGTCGGTCGGCTCCGTCGTCGTAGTAGACGGTGTCGCCGACGGAGATCCCGGCCACCACGTCGGTCACCGGATGGGTGGCGACGTACCAGCCGAAGTCGACCATCGTGTAGGTCGCGGCCGGCACCCCTCCGTCGCCCTCGTCGAGCAGGGCGATGCCCGTCAGGCTACCGAAGCGGACAGGGTCGCCGGAGTCGGGGGCGGCCGGGTCGGTGACGATCACCGGAAGGGGCATCGGGTTGATGCGATGGACGATGTTCGTTGCCATGTTCTCTGTCCTCCGTGAGTCGAATGGGGGCGTCTGCTTGCCGGGGAGCCCCTCTCGTTATCTGCTGACGGCCAGCTCCGCTCGCCGCTCGGCCTCCTCCGGGGAGAGCCCCTGCTCGAGGAAGCGACCCTTGAACTGCGCCTTGAGGGCGCTCTTGCCGCTCTCATCGACGGGTCCGGTGGCGGTGCCCATGTCGGACACGCCTGTGCCCGAGACGGCCGCGATCTCGGCGCGGGCCTCCTCGACGGCGGTCTGGATGTTGCTCGAAAGCGCCGCCTCGTCGAGCTTGCCCTCCGCGATCGGCAGGTCCGCCTTGAGCGACTCGCCGATACGCTTCACCGTGAGCTCGGGGAGCTTCGCCTCGGCGAGCGCCGTCTCGATGACGGTGCGACCGTCGGTCAGCACCTTGTCGGCCTGCATGGATGCCACCTGCTCGGTGAGCGTCCGGTTGGCCTCGGTGAGCTCCGCGATCTTCGTGTCGCGCTCGGCCCTCTCCGCCTCCAGAGCGGTGATGCGGCCCTGCGCTTCCTGCAGCTCCTGGGTTGCGTCTGCCATCTCGTGCGCCTCCTTCTGCGGTTGCGCGTTCGTTTTCGCGCCGCCTCGGGCGCTCTCGAACAGGGACTGGTACTTGCCGCCGGCTCCGGCGACGGTGACGAAGTCGACCGAGTTGAAGCCGTCCTGGGGCGCCAGCTCGGTCACGACGGTGCCCTTGCGACCCTCGGCTTCGGCGGTGGCACCCTTGCCGCCGGCGTGTATCGAGAGGCCGATGTACGGACCCATGGCCTTGATCGACTCGGCGTGTGAAGGGAAGGCCTTGGCCCGCGAGTAGACCCCGGGGCCGTCGAAGCCGTCTTCCTGCCAACTGGCCGACTGCACGAGGGCGCCGGCGGTCGCGTTGAGGTCGCCCTCGGGACGCTCCCGGGCCTCTTTGGCGGTCGGGTGGTTCCAGTGCATCAGCGTGCCGGCGGGGAAGGCGCTAGCCGCGTCGCGAGCGAGCATCTCCTTGCCGTAGTAGCGCTTGTTGAGGCTCCACCCGGCCTTGATGATCTTCACCGGGAAGGTGCCGTCGGCCGCGGTGCTGCCCTCGGTGAGGGCGATGGTGTCGCCGATGATGTCCAGTGGGGTGGCGGACTCACGGATGGTGAGCGACTCACCGACCTTCACCGGCTCGTAGGAGACGATCCGCTTGACCTCGTCCATCTCGCCGATCTTCACTTCGTCGTCGACGATTGACCAAGCGCAGCGGAAGTAGCGGTCGGGGTCGTGGGGCAGGTCGATCTCGGGGGAGCCGGCCCTCGGGCGAGGCATCTCGACGCGGTAGATGGCCTCGTCGTCGTAGATAGCCTCGAGGTAGACCCAGGCCGCACCGTGTGCCTGCTTGAGCGAGACGCGCAGGGCGTCCTGGCGCTCACGGTAGCTGAGGGCCTCACTCAGCAGCAGTCCGGCCGGCTTCTCGATCCCGTGCAGCAGTTCGTCAAGGTCCATAGTCGCTCCTCACGCGGCCAGTCCGTCAGCGAAGATAGGGGTCTGTCCGAGCACCAGCAGCGGCAGGGCGATGCGCGCGGTGTCGGGGTAGATGTCCACATAGCAGCGGCAGTGCGGGTGTGCAGGGACGCCCATGGCGCCGGACGGGAACGGGTCGCGCACCCGCACGATGACACCGTCGTTCATGGTGCACTCGGAGCATGGGCAGCCGTCGGTGTGGTGCCAGCGCTTGAGCATCGGCACGCCGGCGCTCTCGAAGGCGCCGGCGCTGGCCAGCTCGCCGTAGCCGTAGCCGAAGAGAGCCTCGGTCGGCCCGATGACGCCGGCGCGGGAGACGCCCATGGCGCTGATCGCCACGGCGGCGGCCGTCGCCAGCCCAGCGGCACTACGGTCGTCGGCATCCCGCAACGGCACTCGCAGGCGGTCGACGGTCGTGGCGTTGAGACCCTGGAGAGTCTGCTCTGCGTGCCCTGAGATCCACGCCGCGGCGCCGATGTCGAGGAGGTCGACGATGACGCCCCAGCGCCGCTCGACGGCACGCAGGGCGGCCAGCACGGCGGGCTCATAGCCCTTCGCCAGAGCGATGGCGTCGGCCCGCTCGCGTCTGGCCAACGCGGCGGCGACGGCCACCAGGATGGTGTCGAGGTCCTCGGAGCCGTCAGCGTCATAGACGGCCCGGACGATGTCCCACGCCTGGGCGGCGAAGAGGACCTCGGCCGCGCCTTGCAGCGCTCTCGAAGGCTCGGACAGCGAGCGCTCGCGCATCAGCAGCAGAGTGGTGACCATCGCCGAGTCGGCGGCCTCGAGGAGACGGGCGTCCATCACCGACCGCCCGCCGCAGCCTCGATCGCTGCCCGAAGGCGGGCGATCTCCCGCTCGAGGGCCGCAGCCTCCTCCTGGCCCTGTGTGGCCGAGCCCCGCGGGGCCGTGCCGTACGGCTTGGCGTCGCCGCCGGTCTGGTTGTTGCCGACGGCCTTCTGGCGCGGCACGTAGGGCGGCAGAGGCTTGAGCCCCTCGGGCTCGCTGCCATCGGCCGGGTAGAACTTCTCGATGATCTCCTCGACGTTGTCGACCCGCAGCCAGGTGAGGCCCAGCCGCAGCAGGGTCGGGCCGTCGTCGAGCAGCTGCACCGGCCAGTTGCCGAGGGTCACGAGCCGCACGAGCGCCGAGATCTGCTGGGCGACGTCGCGCTGCAGGATCGGCGGGAAGTCGACGTTGACCATGCGGCCGAGACGACCCCGGGCCACATCGGTCCCGAGGTCCATCTCGCCGGTCGCGGGATCGTAGCCGCGGAAGACGATGCCGTCGCGCTTGGGGATCTTGGCGGCTGCCTCTACCGCGATGGTGACGATGTCGGCCAACGTCTCGCGCCACATCGTCTGACAGTCGAGGAACTTCAGTTCCGTCGGGCGGTCGAGCGTCTCCGCCGTCGCCTGGTTGCCGGCCGAGACGTCGCCGCCGAAGGTCTCGGGCAGACCCTGGCCGATCAGCGACATGCGCAGCAGAGGCCGGAAGCCGGTGGGGTCGACGTAGGCGTTCGAGACATCGACCGCCTCGAGCTCGGTGTTCTTGCCGGCCACGAACGCCGAGCCGCTCGTCGGGGCGGGGTTGGTGTCGTACCCGAAGCTCGAGAGCATCGTGTTGAGCTTCTCGACCGCGGCATCGACGGCCGCCTGCCCGCCGCCGCCCTTGAGCTGCCAGGCCCACTTCGAGAGAGACTTGACCGTCTTCTTGAAGTCCTCGAGCGTCTCCTTGTAGGCGCGCGCCCAGTCGAGCGAGACGTAGGTCTCCGGGATCCCGAACGCCATGCCGTCGAGGCACTGGGCCTTGAGGTGGTAGATCGGCGTCTCCCAGTTGACGCGAGCGCCTTCCTTGAGCGGCGCTGTGGGACGATCCTCGCCCTTCATCTCCAGCTCGCGCAGGTAGGCCCAGTCGGGGTAGTACTCGGTCTGCTCCGTCCCGACGCCGCCCGCGCGGTCGACCTCACGCCACCTGCGCTCGTAGAAGAAGACCTGGGTTGCGTCCTTCGGGTTGGTGGCGATGTCGCGTATCTGGTCGACGTTGATGGTCCGCACCACGACGCGCCCGGTCGTGTCGTTGACGAAGAAGCGGAAGAACACGTTGCCGTCGACCGCCCTGGTGCGCTCGAGGGCTTTGCGTGCCCGGTAGGAGCCGACGGAGTCCTTGTTGGCCGCATCGGCGAGGAACGCCTGGACGACCTTGTCGATCGTGGAGTCGGGCGCCTTGATTGAGACGCCCTGCGCCCAGACGTAGAGGTTCTGCACCTCGACCCCCTGCTTGATGAGGGGGTTCTTGATCCAGAACAGCCGCGAGAGGCGGATCAGCTTGTCGAGGCCCTCCCGCGAGAACTCCATGTCCTCGAGGCGGTGTGAGAGGAGCAGCCAGCCGACGTCCTCAAGCTGGAGCTCGAGCTCGGCGATCGACTCCTGCATCTCCTCGCGCTCGTAGAGCACGTCGCGGAAGGCGTCGCCGATCTGCGCGATGTCTTCGCGCAGCTCCGTTAGTTCATCGGTCGGAACGGCCCTGGTGCCGCGCCCGAACAGGTCCATGATTCCCATGGGCGCAGGTTGAACGACGAAACGGAAGTAGGGAGCGCATCTTCTTGAGGGCGGCTCTGGCCGGCGTGTCAGGCAGAGGAACGAGTCTGGGGGGAGCAGTGCGCGATGCGCCGCCGCGCGATCTCGACGTACTCTTCCTCCCGCTCCATGCCGACGAAGTCGAAGCCCTCGAGTGCCGCAGCACAGCCGGTCGAACCGCTGCCCATGAACGGGTCGAGCACGACGGCCCCCGGCTGCGTGACGAGCCGCACGAGCCAACGCATGAGGGCGAGAGGCTTGACGGTGGGATGGTGGTTTCGGGCGGCCTTGTGTGTTCCCTCGGCTTGGAAGCTGCCGGGGTTCTGGTGTCCCGAGGACCAGTGCATGGCGCGCTCCGGGAGCCCATCATCCTGCCGGAACAGTGACCACTCACCGTCCAGCCCGGCGTTCCGTTCCTTGCGGCCGGCCTTGGCGCAGTAGAAGAAGCGGGAGGGGCCGCCGGAGTCGACACCACGATGGGCGACGCACTCGCGCTCGCCTGCGAAGTCGCCATATGCCGTTCTGAACTTGTCGCTGCCACGGCGGGTCGGATTGGCTCCGCTGGTAAGCGTCCCGACCTCCTCATCCAGCATCGCCGCCGCCTCTTCGTCAAGGATGACGTTGGCGGGCCAGCGACCATCATGCGGAGCTGTGGTCGTAGCGCCGTCCTTGTACGGTCGATCCCAGCCCTCGCTACTCTCGCGCTTGTGCGCTGCCCATCCGCCGCCGCCGGGCACGGTTTCGGCTGACTCCACTCTGCACCCCTCCACATTCACCGCTCCGGTCCCGTACCGCTCCACGTTCGCGGCCACGGTGCCGGAGAGGGGCTTGCGGGCGACGATGATGGGCTCCCATGCGGGCTTGAGGGCGGTTCCCCAGCCTTGCCACGGAGTGGCTTCTGGTGGGTAGTCATCGCCGGTCTTCCAGTCGGGGTCGTGGGCTTTCGCGATGGCCGTCTGGACATTGAACGACTTCGGGAACCCGGACCCATAGAGCCAACAGAGGCAGTCCCGAATCTCGAACCCCGCATCCTCCACAGCGCAGGTCAGGCGATGGAAGGTGCGCGTGCCGCCAAAGGCGAGCAGGTGCGCGCCGGGCTTGAGGACGCGACCTACTTCGCGCCAGAACGGCTCGCCGGGAAGGCCGTGGTCCCACTCCTTGCCCATGAAGGTGAGCCCATACGGCGGGTCGGTCACGCAGGCGTCGATCGAGTCGGGGGCGAGGTCGGCGAGAGCTTCGAGGCAGTTCCCGTGAATCAGCCTGTGCATGGCGCGAGGCTACGGCCGGCGAGTGTCAGCGGATGGCCTTCAGAACGGCGAGATCTGCTCGAAGTCCTCGAGGACGAGGAGCACGTTGCCCGAGGACCCGTGCTCGGCTTGCCAGGCGGCCAGGGCCAGCGAGATCACGCAGTCGTCGTGGTAGCCCTCCGGCGCCGAGTAGCGCACCAGGCGCGTCTTGGTGAGCTCGTACTGGAAGGCGTTCATCTCATCGACCAGCACCTGTGTCTCCTCGCAGCCCTCCGGGTCGGGGAAGTGGATGCCCTGGTGCTCGATCGTGACGGCCAGGCTCTCGATCAACTGCTGCTTGGAGGCGTTGGTGAAGATGAACTCCTCGACCGGCACCCCGCGGCCGCGCACCTGCTCGACGATCGGGTCGCCGACCCCGGTGGTGTCCATCAGGACCGTCGCTCCGTAGCGCCGTGCGAGGTCGACCAGCTTGGCGATCTGCACCTCCCAGGAGATCTGGTTGAAGCGCACGATGGCGACCACCTGCATGCGCGTGGTGTCGATCACCGTCAGCACCGTGAAGTCCTGCTTGCGTGCGAGGTCGGCGCCCATCACGTAGCGACCTGCAGGAGAGGGCGCCTCAAGGAAGCCCCCGTAGCAGCGTCGCAGGTTCTTGAACACGCCGGCGGCATCGTCGAGGAAGGCTGCCTCGTACTCCTGCGAGAAGGTGTCGGCCGGCAGTATGCGCCGCACCTCCGCGATCTCTGACTCGGCGATGTACGGCGAGCTGGCGGTGGGGAAGTGGAAGCTCTCGTAGTCCGCCTCCCGGGAGTCGTTGCCCCGCAGCCACAGGTCGTAGAACCACGAGCCGCCCTTGCCCCGCGGGGTGCCGATGGCCAGCAGCCGGCCCATGGTGTCGGAGAGCATCGGCCGCAGCACCTGCTCGAAGGCGACCTTGGAGACGAAGGCGGCCTCGTCGATCACCATGAAGCCGACGCCTTCGCCGCGGAGGTTGTCGTACTTCTCGGCCGAGACGAACTCGGTCCGCCCGCCGCTCTTCCAGACGATCGAGAGCTCCTCGGAGGCCTTGGAGGACTCGATGGCGTCCTTGAACGCCCGCAGGGCGAGGTTGAACGGCTTGCGCGCCTGCCGGTAGGTGGGGGCGACCCACCAGGACGGATACTCGGTGTTCTCCCACGAGTAGCCGGCGGTCTCATTGACGGCCGCCAGCGACTTGCCCCACCGCCGCCCACAGGCCGCGGCCCGGAACCGCGCCGGGCAGGAGTGGAGCCGCAGCTGCCCCTCGTGCGGCTCGTAGAGCTCAAGGACGGCCTGCTGGACGGTCTCGCTCACTCGCCCTCATCCTCTGCGACCTCTTCGGCCTCAGCGTCGACGACGTCTTCCTCGTCCTCGTCGTCGTCCTCGCCTCCGGCCTCGACGGCCAGATGCCCGGCCGGACCGGCGTAGCGAGCGACGTGCTGGATGGGGCCGCCGTCGGCTCCGACGTGCTTGACCGTCTTGGGGGCGTCGACCCAGCCGCAGACGTTCTTGAGCGCGAAGATGTAGAGGGCCGGCGGACAGTCGGGCTTGTTCAGCCGCCGGAAGAGGCGCTCGATCACCCAGCGCTCACGGCGGACGTGGCCCCGCTCGTATGAGGCCAGCAGCTCCGGGTCCTCCTCGAAGCGCCGCCGCAGTGTGTCGTCGTCCATGCCGAGGATGGTCGCGATCTTCTCGCGGGAGGCATGGAACTCCCAGGCAAGCCGCTCGATCATGTCGCCGTCGACCTTGATGGTGTCGAGGGTCTTCTTCGGCCTGCCCGGGCCTCGTTTCTCGATGTCGGTCGTCTCGCTCATCGGGCCGTCATGGTGACGGAGGCGACGGTGCTTGGCCGCGCACCTTTTCTCGGGGAAACGGGACGGGGCCTATTCGAGAGTGAAGGACGTTGGTATCTGAGAGGGGGTATTAGGGGTGAAAAATGTCGGGGAGCACCATGGGGGGGCGCGCGCTGCGCGCTCGGCCGATGGGTCCCTCGTTGCCGAGGCAGTATGCCGGGTACTGTGAGCGCGCCCGGAAGAAGTAGTCTGTGAGCAGGGATAACGCTGCGCAGGTGTGCTCCCTGCTGCCGCTCGTGTGCTCCCTGTGTGCTCCCGAGCTCGACGGCGACGAGAAGAAGATCGGCCGATGTGAGCCTGAGGAGAGGAGTCGCTTCGAGGTTTGCCGGCCGCTGTCATGAGAGCTCAGGGAGCACAGCACACCACACGCCACACGCACCCTCGAGGTACCGACAGAGAAGAGAGCGGCCGCTGTCGTGTGTCGTGTCCGGCCGTGTGTCGTGTGCTTGACCGTTGCACGACGCATACACCGACGGAGACGGCAGGGAAGAGAGAGAAGAGTCTCCCTGCCCCTTGTCTCTCATAGATAGATAGTCTCCCTGCCGCCCCTCCCTGCCGCCCTCTCAGGATGGTACGACCGACCGACGGATTCAGGGTGCGCACCTTTGCCGAGCATCCCTCAGGTAATGGCTGAGGGTTCAGAGTGTTGACACGTGGCGACACGTGGTATCATAGCGGTGTCACGTGAGACACAGCGATACGGGAGGTCGCCATGTTCTCAGACCGCACCTATGCGGAAACCGAGCTCCAGCGTAATCAGGACCTGCTGGAGCGCCTGCGCGACAAGGACACGTCCGATATGGACGACGTCGGACGGCAGGCACTCGCCGATGCGATCGCCACGACCGAGCGGCGCGTCGCGGAGGAGTGCGACGCGCTGAAGGTCCTCGAGGCACGCGAGACACGCCAGGACGTGCAGACCTTCTCCGACGGCAGTCTCTCTGTCGTCCTCGAGACGGCCGGCCGGCGTATCGAGGTGTTCGCCGACGGCGTCACGGATCGACTGCTCGTGCACATCTTCAAGGGTGGACGGTACGTCGAGTACGTGATCCGGTCCGGTCTCGACTTCTACGACTGGCTAGTGCTGCGCGCCACCTACTGCGCCGATGCCTTCCCGCACGAGCGCGCGCGGCTCCACCTGGACGACGCGACGCAGCCGCAGCCGCAGCGCTCACGCGTCGAGCGGCTGTGCTCGAGCTGCGCGAATCGGTACGACTGCGACTCGCAGGATCCGGACACGTGCGGCCAGTATCCAGAACTCGCGGCGATGCTCATCGCCGCTGTGGGCGGCTACGACTGCTGACCACGACCACCACGGCCACCACGGATTACGGGAGGATTCGCCATGGCCACCACCACCGACACAGCTACCATGACCGTCGACGCGGCCGCGATGCTGGCCGCAGTCGAGAAAGCGCGGCTGAACGCGAGCAAGCGTGGAACCCTGCCCGTGCTCGCCGGCGTGAAGATCACGCGTGACGCGGTCGCGTGCACCGACCTTGAGACGACCGTCTCTGTCGCGATCCAGACCGGCGGAGACGAGGTCTGCGGCGTCGTGCCGGCGACCCTGCTGCGCGACTGCCTCAAGAAGCTGTCCGGCGAGGTGCTGCTCGCACAGCGGCCGGGCGAGGTCTGCTCGCGCTGTGACGGCACAGGCGAGCACATGGAATGGGTCATCGACACCGACGGGAACTCGGTGCAGAAGATGACCGACTGCAGCCGCTGCCATGGATCCGGCACCGACGAGACCGAGCGACGCTACACCCTGACCGACGGCCGGCGGACATACACCCTCAACGGCTGGCCGGCTTCCGACTTCCCGCAGACCATCGGCGACGACTTCTCAGGCGACGCGGAGACGTTCCCGCTCGAGACCTGGCGCGCGATGTGGCGCAAGGTCGGCCCGAGCGTGAGCAAGGACGATAACCGGCCGATCCTCACCGCTGTGCACGTCACGACCGACCGGGAACGCGGCCGCGTCCGCCTCGAGGCGACCGACAGCTATCGGCTCACGCGAGTCGAGCGCGCCTGCGTGCCACAGCATGAGAAGCTCGAGGCACTGATCCCGGCGGCCGCGTTCCGGCTGCTCGAGAAGCCGGCGATCCGCAAGTCTGGCGACGCCGTGACGCTCACGGTTGGCGAGCACGCCGCGACCATGCAGGTCGGCGAGGTGACGGTCGCAGCGCGGCTGATCGACGGGCAGTATCCGAACGTCGACCAGTTGATCCCGACCGACACCTACGATGCGCAGGGCAAGTCGGCGACGCTCGAGCGTGAGACTCTGCTCGAGGCGATCGAGGCGGTCGGCGTGCTGGCGCAGAAGAACGCACCGCACCGGATCACGTTCAACGGGAAGGTGATCGTCAGCGCGAAGACGCAGGCCGTCGGCGAGGCATCGGAGACGATCGACGACGCTGAGACCTCCGACTTCGCCGGCGAGGAACTGGCGTTCGGCGTCAACGGCGATTACCTCGCCGATCACCTCAAGGTCCTCGACTGCGACCTCGTGACGCTCGAGGTGCTGACGCCGCTCCGGCCGATGCGGATCCTCGACGACGACACGACGTACATCGTGATGCCGATCCGGCTGAGCGATTCCTGAGCGATCACGACCACGCAAGCGCGACGCGCGCGACCGGTCCGAACCCGGCAGCGCGTCGCGAGAAGATCACGACACGACGGGAGAGTGTCATGAGCGCATACATCGTGGAGAGGGCACACATCGACTTCCTGATTGACGCGGCCATGATGGCGCAGCCGCGGCAGAGCGGCAGCCCGGTCCGGTGGTATCACCCCGCGATCGACGACGAGGAGATGTCGACCATCCTCGACGAGCAGGGCTTCGAGGCGTACTGCGTCGCGGCGCAGGAGCGGACGCACGAGCTGCGCTATCACGACTGCACCGAGCAGGCCGACCGGGTCGGCCGGATGCTTTGGTGGGAGAATCTGCGCAGTGTCGCCTACCGCTACCCGGATGACTGCGACATCGGCGACGAGGACGCGGCCGGCTGGCCGGGGCCGGCGGGCTTCACGGTCTACGAGTGCGAGACGTACACGCACAGGAGCCGGCTGTTCCACCTGAACCCCGTCCACGTGCTGAGCGCGATCAAGGGCTACGAGTATCAGTCGTGCGAGCACCCCGACTGGAAGACGAGCGAGGCGCGCGCGTTCTGCGAGGAGCTCAGAGAGACCATGATCCGACTGTTGCCCGGCTACGATGAGGCGCCCTGGGAGATCACCGAGGCGTATTTCAGCACGGCAGCTTGAGCACGGAGCACGCGCGCAGGTCCGATCCCTGCGCGCTGCTACGACCGGAGAAAGGGAGGAGGAGCGTTGACGCGATACAGCGTCACGGCGTGGACGGACACGGGCGCAATCTACGGAGGGGGCTGGGTGTTCGCCGAGAGCGTGGACGCCGCGTTGAGTCTGTACCTGGACGACCAGCAGGAACGGCGGGCGGACGACTGCGATCGAATCGCCAGCATCGAAGCGAAAGGGACGTGATGGCAACACAGCAGATCCACTTCCGAGCCGGCGACCTGGAGCCGCTCCTGATCGAGCGGGCACGGAAGGACGAGACGCTCGCGAGCGTCGCACGGCGGGACCTCGGTCGGTATCACATGCTCATGATTGACGAGCTGGACCGCATGCCCGAGATGAGCAAGGCGGAGTGGGAGACCATCGTCGACGTCGTGAGCAGCACGACTTGGGCGGGCGACAGTTACCTGTTTCTGTGGGCGCGAGTCGACGACGAAGGCGAGCACGACCTCGCCGGCCGACTGCGGAAGCTCGCGCCCGGAACGCTGATGGCGCTCGTCGACGGCGCGGAGGTCGCCGCGATCAAGCGGGAGAAGGAGAAGAGGGCCGATGGGAGTCCTTGACTGGTTCCTAATCTGGTGCGCGGTCGCAGCTCTCGTGGTGCTGCTGGCGATTGCCTACGTACGCGGCTGGCTGCCACCACGACGGTAGATGTAGGCGCCGCTGTACTTCACCTGGGCGATCTCGTGGCCGCGCTTGCGCAGCACTCGCCGGATGCGGTCGCGGACGTAGCGGCGATGTGCCGGCGAGAGTCCGAGAGCATCGACGGGGTCGACGGCACGGCCCGGGTTGCGCTGGAAGAGGCGGAGGAGCAGGTGGTCGAAGCGCGGATCGTGCTGGGGAACGTAGTCCCGCAGCTCGAGACGACACGGAGAGCACACGGCGCCTGACTGGTCAGACGCGAGAGGGCGCCCGCAACGGGCACAGACACGGGAGGTCGATACGATGCCCTCACACATCGAGACGAGAGACACACCCGCCGGCAGGCGGTACAAGGCGGTCGTCACCATCGGCAGCGGGCGCGGAGCGCAGCGGATCACCCGGACCGAGAGGACACGAGAGGCGGCCGAACGCGCGATCGATCGCCTGGAGAAAGTGGCGAGCGGTGGGGCGCCCAAGCATGATCTCACTGTCGGCGAAGTGATGGGTCGTTGGCTTTCCCACCTCGAGCGGACCGGACAGGTCGCGCCGGCGACGCTGACCAGGTATCGGCAGGTGTGCGCGACGCTGGGCGAGGCCCGGATCTGGAAGCGGCGCCTCGCGACCCTGCGGCCGGACGAGATCGAGAGCGCGATCTCCGCCGGGCCGGGCGGGATCGAGACCAAGCGTCTCCGCTGGCGCGTGTTGCGCGCCGGCCTGCGCTGGGGCGCGCGCTGCTACAGGACGACGGACCCGACGCCGAACGTACGACCGCCACGATCCGAGCGGACGAAGCGGACCACGCTTGACGGCGCGGGCCTGGCAGCGCTCATCGAGTCGACGGCCGGGAATCCGATACTCGACCCGTTCGTCCTGTTGGCGGCCGTCACGGGGAAGCGTCGGAACGAGGTGCTCGGGCTCCGGGTCGAGGACCTCGATCTCGACACGCTTCGGCTGTCGATCACGAAATCGCTCGAGTGGATCGACGGGCGTCCCTGGCGGCTCAAGGACACGAAGACCGGCGCCGATGGGCATGCCATGGTCCCCGACTTCGCTCTCGAACGGCTCCAGCACCTCGTGCGCGACCGTTTCCACCGGCCCGATGCGTTCCTCTGCAGCCTCGACGGCGGCAGGTCGCCACTCTGCCCGAGGGACGTCTCTCTGGCGTTCCGCCGGCATGCCGATGCGCTGGGGCTCGACGATCTGCGCGTCCACGACCTGCGGCACAGCTTCGCGACGGTCCTGGCCGAGAGCGGCGTCCCCCTGAAGACGATCCAGGAGGCACTCAGCCACGCCGACGCACGCACGACCATGCGCTATCAGCACCCGCACGAGAGCGAGCGTGTAGTGGCGGCGACGATCGGTCAGGCAATCCATGGTCCGAGCCATGGGCCAAACGTAGAGGGTGCGAGTGTCAGCGAGGCGACGCCGTGAGCCGCCTCATCCAGCTCGACGACGACGGTCAGAAGTGGCTCATCATCGTCGAGGTCGGCCGCGATGCGCTCGGTGGCCGGCACCGCAAGCAGGAGACCTTCGAGGGCGGCAGGCGAGCCGCGGAGCGCCGCGAGCGGCAGCTCCAGGCCCACTACGACGGCCTGGGCCGTCGCACGCCGGGCAAGCTGACCGTCCGCGGCCTGTACGAGGCCTGGCGCGAGCTGCGATTCCCGCAGCTGAAGCCGAAGACGGCCGAGCGCTACGAGGAGCTGATGCGCCTGCACTTCCTGCCGACCCTGGGGGAGGTCAAGGCGGAGAAGCTCGAGCCGGTGGTGCTGGCGCGGCTGTGGAACCAGCTCGCCACGAGCGGCAAGCGTCCGCCGCAGAACCGAGGCCAGAGAAAGGGCGAGGCTCCAACACCCCCCGCAGGGGAGGGTCAAGGTCCTCGCCCATCTAGTGAGCCGAATACTACCACCGGCTTGGCGCCGCGCACCGTGTGGCACGTCTACCGTGCGGCTGCGGCGATGTGGCGGTGGGGCGTGGACGTCGGACTCGTGACCGGGGATCCGTTCGCCGCCAAGTCGGCACGGCCGCCGAAGCCGCGGCGCGCGAACGTGACCGCCTACGACCTCGGGCGGGCTCTGGCGGTCGTGGAGGAATGCCGCGGCACCCAGATGCACACGGCGGCGTTCCTCTCCCTACTGACCGGCATGCGGCTCGAGGAGTGCTGTGGGCTCTCGTGGAGCGATGTCGACCTCGAGCGCGGGGAGGCGCACGTCACACAGGTCGTCAGCGCTCTCAAGGACGGCTCGCTGCTGTTCGTCGAGCCGAAGACGCAGGAGTCGGCCAGGAGGCTCGACCTGCTACCGATGGTCGTCTCCGAGCTCAAGGCGGTCAAGGCGTGGCAGGACCGGCAGCGTCTGCACTGCGGCGCCGGCTGGAACGAGCGGGACCTGGTTTGCGTGAAGCCGAACGGGGAGCCCCTCAACCCCCGACACCTGTCGGGCAACTGGAAGGACTGGCGCAAGCGACACGGCCACGAACTGACGTTCCACGGTCTGCGTCACACCTGGGCGACGTTCATCGCCGGCGTGCTCGGGATCAAGGCGGCGAAGGACGAACTCGGCCACACCGACATCAAGACGACCGACGGCTACGCGCACGTGCTCGACGAGCAGCGCAAGGCGATGCTGGCCCTCAAGGACGCTGCCGTGGCTGCCGCGATCGCCCAATATGGGCAGGAAATGGGCAGGGAAGGCCGCAAGGTGGTCGGAATCGAGGCGGCGACGGGATGCTCGGAGCGGTAGAAAGTCCTGCAAGTGGCGGAGAGGGGGGGATTCGAACCCCCGAGAGGCCGGATAGACCCCTAACGGTTTTCGAGACCGCCGCTTTCAGCCAGCTCAGCCACCTCTCCGCGAGCCGCGATCGGGAGTGGGCGGG